ATGCCTACGAGGGGCGCCGACGGACGTTGCGGGAGTACGCCCCCACCCCCCTTTGCTAGGGGCGCCACGTCCTCGGCGTCTCGTACGTGCAGCCCGGCACGTGCAGTCCATCGGTGGGCAGCTTGTTGCTCTTGTCGCGGTTGCACACTCGGTGCGTTGGCTGCGTGTTGTCGAGCGTGTCCGAGCCACCGCGGTCGAGCGGGGTTATGTGGTCGAGCTGAAACGAGAGCGGGTCGAGGTGATGTGCCTCGTAGTCGATCTCTAGGCCGCACACTGCGCAGGGCTCGCCCTTGCGCCGCCAATGGCGACGGAACCGCTCACGACGCGCAGTGTTGCGACCCTCGCTCACCAGGCGTAAGGCTCGTATGCAGCAGCAGTGCGTGCCTCATCTGCGGGCCTGCGTGCAGCCTTGCGTGCAGCCTCTACCTCGTCGAGCGATGCGTAGTCAGTGCGCACGTGCGCATCCTTGGCCTTGCCCTGCGCGTTGGTGTGCAGTGCAGCGTTGCGCTGTGCACGTGCAGCCTGTGCACGGGCCTGCTCTGCAGCGGCCTCCTGTGCAGCCTGCTCTGCAGCAGCCTGTGCACGGGTGTCCTGTGCAGCGTCGTTGTGCTCGCTCATGTGCGTACCTCTCAGAGTTGAATGGTGTTGAAGGGGAAGGGCAGCCCCTTGAACAGCTCGCGCAGGGCGGTGCGCAGTAGCTCGATCACCGCCGGTGCAAGCAGGTTCAGATCAGGCAGCTTGGCGAGCAGTTCCTCGTCGAGGTTGCTCAGATCGGGCAGCTTGGCGAGAACGGCGTCGACCAGGTGGTCGGCCAGCTCGGGCAGGGCGTCGCGCAATTCCTGCGCCAGGCGCTCGGCGATGATCGGGGCCGCCGCGGTAGCGATCGCTGCGAGAATCTTCGGGATCATGGGGGGCCTCTCGTCGAAGTTGGGTGCCCGCCGCGCACGCCGCGCCCGAGGGCCTGCGGGTGACCAGCCACGCGGCAGATAGGGCTGCAGCGCAAGCGACGGCGGGCGGGTTGGCGGCGATCGGCGCGCAGGCTCTCTAGGCCGCGCTGCCATGTGATCGACGCCAAGAATGCAAGCGGCCCCGTGTCCCTTGTGGGGTCGCGGGGCCTTTTAGGCACAGTTGTGCTAGTGCGATTGGCAGTCTAAAAGCGGTGCGCAGCAATCGCGCGAAACGTGCACGTGTTTGCACCGCAACGCAAAACGCCCCGCCGTAGCGGGGCATCTGCGCAGGTAGCGGCCGTTATGCGCCTGCGAGGATCTGCTCGGCGAACGCACGCCACTGCGCACCGCGCCATGAGCCAGCGGGCAGCGCCTTGGCGCCGATCATGTGAAACGCCTTGCGCAGCTTGTTCTCGCAGTAGCCCGGCGAGGACACGCGGCCATCGCCGACGGGCACGTACACGTCGCCGTAGTGATCCATCGACGCGAGGTAGTCGCGGGCCGCGCTGGCGGCGTAGGCGGCGAATCGGTCGGCTTGTGCGGCGGTCGTGATCATGTCGGGCTCCTTTGTGTTGGTATGCATACAGTAGCACAGTTGTTGTCAGGCATACAACCCAGAAACGCCAGAGGCCCCGCCGCAGCGGGGCCTCGGCGCAGGCGGCGCCTACTTGCCGAGCGCCGGGCGCAGCGCCATAAGTGCAGCCAGGTACGAACCCGTTTCGTCGTACACCCGCTCAAACTCGGGCTCCTCGTCAAGCGTGATCTTGCCGACGCGGCGCTCGATCTCGTCGAACGTCCAGGCGCGCACCATGCGCTCCTGTGCGCTCGGCAGTTCCAACGCTTCCAGCGTCGCGGCCGACTGCAGCAGAACCGGCAGGCTGGTGCGGGCGAACAGTGCGGCCTTGCGGTCCTCGATCGACTTGCTCATGTTGGGCTCCTATCCCGTTGTGTTGATATGCATACAGTAGCACAATTGTTGGTGGGCATACAACCCAGAAACGAGAAACGCCCCGACGGTTGGCGGCCCGTCGGGGCGTCTCGTCTTGTATCAGCAGCCGTGCAACATCTTGAACCAGTCACCGTGGCAGCCGCCGCAGATCGTGCGGTGGTTGAAGCGGCGGCCAGCCGGGGCCGTTGCGGCGATCTCACCGCGCCGTACCAGGCCGTTGGGCAGCTCGACGTCGAACACATCGCGCTTGAGGTTCACGCGGTTGTGTGTCGCCCTGTCCTCGATCGCGCGCTTGACCTTCTCGCGGTCGGCGCCGGTGATCGGCAGTCCTCGATCGTCCTCGCTGGCGAACCAGTTGCGGCCGATCCCGTCGTACTGCACCTCGTAGACGACTCCGTTGTGCGTGAGCACCTGGTCGTGCAGGCCGAGGTCGACGTTGGGCTGGCGGTTGTTCCATGCGTACATGTGGGGCTCCTATCCCGTTTCACTGTGTAGTTTTCAAGTCCCTCGGCGCTGGCTGCGCTGTTGGTATGCATACAGTAACACGATTGTTGGTAGGTGCACAACTCGGAACGCAAAACGCCCCCGACCTCGAAAGATCGGGGGCGCCTCGCTCGGGCGGTCAGGCTGCGGCGCTGTCCCCCTTGCCAGCGTCCGAACCTGCCTCGCCCGTCCCGTCACCCTGCGCGGCACCCCTCGGGCCGTCAGCGGGGCTCGGGGCGTCCGTAGCGGCCTCGCCAGCGCCGGTGCTCGGCGAGCTGGCGGCCGGTGCCTCGACGTCGTGCTCGGCGGCCTCGGGTGCCGTTCCTGCCTTGCCCGGCTTGGCGATCGGCGACAACCGCACCGCCGGGCGCTTGGCGGGCTTGGCGGCGGGCTCGTCGTCCTGGTCGACAACGTGCACCGGCGCGGCCACCGCGGGCTCACTGGCGGGCCGGGGCTCGGGGGCCTCGGGCTTGGCGGGCACGACGGGCTTGGCATCGTTGCGCGAGTACCCGGCGTCGACCACGGGCCGCAGTGCGTGCTCGATCGCCGCGACGACTGGCTCGGGCACGCCGAGGTCACGCAACGGCTGCACCAGCGGCAGGAACTTGGTAGGCACTAGGTACGTCGTCGTCTTGCCGCCAACGGTGTTGACGACGGTCGTCACATGATCGGCGGGAACGTGCGACGGGTCGAGGTCAGCCTCGTCGTAATGCCCGTGCACGTAGACGATCCCGGCGAGCGCGTTGAGGTCGGCGAGTACATTGAGCGGCCGGTCAGGCAGGTCGGCCCACCCGTCATACTCGCGGTTGATCACCGTCGTGTCGTACGGCGTATCGACGACCGGCGTCGGCCCCGCGCCGATACCGGGCACGCGGACAGGCAGCCAGTGCAGCAGCCCGTTAGGCCCCGTCGGGTCGCCGATCACGACGTACGATAGATCGCCCGCAGCGGGCCGCTGATCGGCCGGGAGCGCCATCACGCGAGCCTTGTCGAGAGCAATGGCGATCGCGCCCTGCGAGAACCCCGCGACGACGATCGGCCCCTGCACGCCCTGCTCGGCGGCGGCGAGGTTGCGCACGGCAGTCGCGGTGCCCTTGTCCATCCCGAGCGTTGACGCCGGGTACTCGACGTCGTGCACCGCGTCGCCGACGAACAGCGACGGCGCCAAGTCCTGCGGCCGGTCGCCAGCGGCGCCACCCGACAGGATGCTGTCAGTACCGCGAATCGTGAACGCGGTAGCGGCCACCGCAGGCGCAGCGGTAGCGAGGGACAGGATGACAGCCGCAGCGGCGGCGCGGGTGACTGCGTGGGATCTCATGTGCAGGAACGTACCCGACGATTGTCTAGGTAGCAACATGGCGCCTGTCTGCACACATACAAAACGCCCCCGACCTGGTGGTCGAGGGCGCTTGCGGGTGTGGCTACCGCCACCAGCCCTTGCCTAGTTTGGGCTCGCACTGCTTATAGATTTTGAGGGCGAGGTACCCGTCGAGGCTCGGGTGACGGCCGATCGGGACCATGATCCCGTCGAGGTCGAACACCTCATGGTTGCCGCCCTCGCGGACGCTCACGAACGCGAGGCCCTGCGCCTTGGCGGCCTTGCGGATCTTGGCGATAACCTCGGTGCGCTTCGGCATGTTGGGCTCCTATCCCATCGGCATTGTTGCCATGCATACAGTAACACGATGGTTGTTGACATGCAAACACAAAGCGCCCCCGAACCATCACGGCTCAGGGGCGCTCGGGTCGAGGCAGGTCAGCCGGGCATCGTCACCTCGACGGCCACCGCGTCGAGCGGCACGTCGAGGTACGTGGCGATCAGATCCCGTGCCATTGGCTCGATCTCGTCGTCAGTGCGGGCTTGGGTCCACTGGTCGATCGCGGGCACGTGCAGCAGCCAATACTGCTCGCCACGCGACACCACGACGCTGTACTTGGTCATGCCTGCCAGCGTACCGCGTGCGCGGCGCTCAGATCGACACCAGGACAGCAGAACGCCCCCGCCGGTGTGTCCGGTGCGGGGGCGCCCCTGCGGGGCTCTCAGTCGCGCCAGCCGAGCGACTCGCGGATCGCCTGCAGATCGACGATGCGGTCGAAGTCGTCGCGCGTGATGAACTCCCACGACTCGACGGCGTACTCGCCACGGCCGTACGCGGTGTCGGCGACCTTGGCGCCGAGCTTGACGCGCATCATGCGCAGCGGCGTGCCCTCGGGCACGTCGTGCTCGCAGCCCTTGGCGAACACCTCGACCGGGCCGTTGACACCGATCGTCACGCCCGTGACGAACCCGTGCACCGCGTCGGCGTTGTCCGCGCGGTCAACGTCATAGTTGAGGTTGAAGCTCAGGCCGTCGGTGGCGTTAAGGGTGTTCGTCATGTTGGGCTCCTATCCCTTGGCGTTGTTGCCATGCATACAGTAACACGGTTGTTGGTGCACATACAAGTCGGCGCCCCGACCCGTAGGCCAGGGCGCCGCAGCGCGCGGTTACGCGAGCCCGAGCCACTCCTCGACGGTTACCTCGTCAGCGAGGCGCAGCTCAGCCACGGGCACGTACACGTACCGCACGCCGGTGTACAGGCGTGCCACGCCGTCGGCGACGTGCCCGAGCACGCCAGCGTCGAGGGCGCCACCCTCGCCAACAAAGGCGTAGGAGACACCGCGGGAGATTGAAGAAACGGCCATGACGAGCCCCTTTCGGGTTGGCCGGGGGCGCGGATCGCCCCCGGCGGTTGTGTGCTTACGCGGCTGCCAGCGCCGCCATTTCGGCGCCTGCGTAGCCCATGCGCGCGAACCGATCGACAGCCAGCGTGTCGGGCACGATGCCCTCGGCGCAGGCCCAATCGAGGTTGTCGTCGAGGTTCTCGCCGTTGCGGTATGCGTCCTTGCCGATGGCGTAGGCGCGGGCCTCGTTGGCGGTCATCTCAAGCATGTTGGCTCCCTTGGTCGTTCCTGCGTTGTTGCTATACATACAGTAACCCATCGCTGTATGCATGTCAACAGCAGAACGCCCCGAGCGCATCGAACACACTCGGGGCGTTTGCTGGCCATCCGGCCGAACTCGCTTGACCTGCGGTTACAGGCCCGCCGGCATCAGTGCCGGCCGGTAGCTGTACCGAACAGCCTGCGGATGCGCTCGCGTTCGGCCTCGGCCTGCGCGTGCTCAAGCTGCCATTTCAGCGAGGCGTTGAACCGCTCCACCATCCGCGCGAGGTACGCCCGCTGCTCGTCGGTCACACCAGCGACGCTCATTCTGGCATCACCGCCACGCCCTCATGCACGACCCACAACAGCGACGCCTGAAACTCGCCGAGCTGCTCGACGCTGCGCAGGGCCGCCGCAGCCTTCACGCCGTCGGGATTCTGCAGATACGCCGACGCGATCGCATCGCGCCGCGTCCCGCGCCACACCTCATGCACGTCGACCACGACCAGGCCCTCGGCGCTGCACGTGCTGCTCAGTGCCTTCTGCGCGTTGTACTCGATCATCTGCTCGAAACGGTCGGCGCCAATCGCCTCGATCGTGTCGGGGTGGACGGGCTGCGTGCACACCACCTGGTCGCCCACCTTCTCGCCAGCGGCGTACACCCACCGCGGGCCGTGCGCACGACGGTTCGGCTTGAGCCGGTACGTGACACGCTCAGACAGCGGATCGGCCCACGTGCCGCGGTACGTCTCGACGTCGAACGTCGGCCCCGGCATCGGGGCGTCAACCTGCCCGTAATGCGACGACGGCACCTCGCGCACCTGCCCGGCGAGCGGCCCGTCGAGGAACAGTGCCTCAGCCACGCCACACCGCCCCAAACAGCGAGAGCTGCCGACGAGCCCACCGGCGCCACGGCTCGCGCTGCACCGGGTACGTGTACACGTGCACGAACAACGACGACCACAGGCGCACGACGGGGCCGCTGGTACGCCGGTACTGCCACGTACGCAACACGTCCCACCTGTCGAGCACACCCTCGACGAGAGCCCAGCCAGCTCGCCGCACGTAGGCCACGATCACGGGCCACCGCAGCCGCTCGGACAGCACCGCGCCGACGATGAGCACCAGGGCGCGCAGCGCGTCCCACAGGTCGACGAGCGCCTCGCCGACGGTCGGCCGGGCCGGAACGACGTCGATCCCGAACACCAGGCGCATCGCTGCGGCATACGAGTCGTCGACCGAGCTGCGGCGGCGCAGCCTGTCGGCGGCCGTGCGGTGCACCGGCGGGCGCATGAATGCGCCGACGTCCATCGGGAATGTGAGCGTGGCACTCTGCTGCGTCTTGATGGTCTTGCCTTCCCATGCGGGCACGTCGCCCGCGTTGTCGTAATTGATCTTGATACCGCCGTCGGCGAGATAACCGACGTCGGCGAACCCCTCGGGGATCTGGTACAGCGGGCCGAGCGGCAGGCCGCCGCCCCGCCCGATCACGCCATCGAGCGGCCGGGCACCGACCGGGCGCCGCGGATCGCCGAGCGCGTACATGTCATCGCCGGACATTGCGCACCTCCGCACGCGGGCGAACGATGCGGCCCTCGGTGTCGTCGTGCACCTCGACGTCGTACTCGGCGGGCTGGCGCTGCCCCCAGTACCCCCACACGAACACGACCCGACCGCCGTTGCCGAACTCCACCGCCGCGCCACCCACGCCGCCAGACACACGCGACACCGAGCGGTCGCCGACGGTCAGCCCGAACGCCATGCGGGCCGCTTCCTCGGACTCGCGGGCGCTCGGCGACCAGAACGCAACCGACTGCCCGCGACGGGCATTGGCGAATGCCATGTCGAGCAGCGCCGTCGTCTTGCCGTGCTGCCGGTCGCCCTGCAGCGTCAGTACCGACGGCATCACTGCCCCTTCACGTTGAGCACCTGGCGCAGCTCGGCGTCGATCGACACCAGCGAGCCCGCGTCGTGCATCACGACGTCAATCGGCTTGTAGGCGTCGGGGATCTCGTCGACCCACGCCTCGCCGTGCCGGTACTCGATACCCTGCATCCGCTCGGCGAGGTCGTCGACCGTGAACATCTTGCGGGCCTTCGTGCGTGAGAACCGACGCCCCGCGCCGTGCGGTGCGCTGTGCAGCCCGTCGGGGTTGCCCTTGCCCGTCACGACATACGAGCACGTGCCCATGCTGCCGGGGATCAGGCCACGCACACCGGCGTGCGCGTCGATCGCACCCTTGCGGGTCAGCCACACCACGCGGTCGCCGTGCACCTCGCGCACGGTGTAGTTGTGGTGCGTGTTGATCTGCTCGACGATCATCTCCGCGGGGTTGGTGCCGCCAAGCCAGTGCGCGAACGCCTGCGCGAACCGGTCGAGCATGTCGGCGCGGTTGTACAGCGCGAACTGCTGCGCCCACTGCAGCTCGACGAGGTAACGGTCGAACGTCGCCGTACCCTCGACGAGGTACGCCAGATCCTTTGAGGGGAGGTCGATCCCGTCGCATTCGGCCTGCGCAATGCGGATGTGGTGCTGCGCGATCTTGTTGCCGACGCCACGCGAACCGGAGTGCAGGAACAGCCACACGCGGTCGAGGTGGTCGAGGCACAGCTCGATGAAGTGGTTACCGCCGCCGAGCGTCCCGAGCTGCTCACGCCACTTCGGCGAGTGCGACAGGTCGACGTCGTGCCGGTCGGCGAACGACTGCAGCCACCGCAGCCGCGGGCCGGTGAACGCGAACCGGTCCAGCGATCGGTTGTAGCCGCCCGCGCTCATCGGGATTGCCGACTCGATCGACGCCCGCAGGTCCGCGAGGTCACGGCCCGCCAGATCGTCAGCGGTGTACACCGTTCGGGCTGCGATCATCCCGCAGCCAATGTCGACACCGACGGCCGCGGGAATCACGGCCCCCTGCGTCGGGATCACCGTGCCGACGCTGCTGCCCTTGCCGACATGCGCGTCGGGCATCAGCGCCACGTGCGGGTACACGAAAGGCATGTCGGCGAGCTGGCGGGCCTGCGCGAGCGTCTCGTCGTCCACCTCAGAGGCGAAGTTGATCAGCCGGTCAGAGACTTGTACAGGGCTCAACAGGGGCTCCTATCCCAATATTCAGTTGTTGGTCAGACACACCGACCGTAAGACGCGAAAACGCCCCCGCTCGGCTTGCGTCGAGTCGGGGGCGTGTCCCGTGCTTTGGCGTGCTTTGGCGCTGTGCGCCAGCGGATTACCGCAGGCTCTTGATCATCCCGTAACAGCCGTTACAGATCACGACCGTGCCCTCGGGCGTGGTGCGCGTCGCCTTGGCCTTGGCCTTCTTGTCGGTGTCGCAGCGGGCGCAATGGAACGGCTCGGCCGTCGCCGAGCGGGCCATCACGAACTCGGCCGCGGGGAAGGTGTCAGACATGTCGTGCTCTCTCTCATTTGGGGTCGGGTCGGTCAAATTCCTCGGCGAACATGAACAGGAACTCACGCGCGGGCCGAGGTATGCCCGCGGCGATACTACGGTCGAACATCGCCAGCAGCGCAACGAGATACGCGACGGCGTGGTCGTCGTCCTCGGTCAGGATGCGGCCGACGAACTTGCGGCGCTGGCGGGCGACGTCCATACCCGGCTCGACGCTCAGCACGACGGCCCCCACAGCAGCGGGCCGATCATCGCCGCGACGTACAGCGCCGCCGCCAGCGCGAGCCCCACGCCGACGATCCACGGCTCCCAGCGGCGCATCACATCACGCACGCATAGCCGTGCGAGCCCGGCGGGTCGAGGTCGGCGTCGGTGCCACCGCAGCCAGGGCAGCAGGCACAGTCGGACGTCAGGCAGTTGCGGCACGCCCCGAGGTCGTCGAGCACCTGGTCGTAGATCGGCTCGACGGGCCAACGCATCTCGCGCAGGAACTCGGCGACCGGGATCTCGACGCGCACGCCGTCAACCTCACGCCACGCGACACCGCCGCCGGGGCCGTTGCGGTAGCCCATCATCGCGGCGCCACAACGTAGTACCCGACGCCGAGGGCCGCAGCGTCGGCCAGCGCGCGGGCTCGCGCCCAGCGGTCGAGGTCGTGCGCGTTCAATGCCAGCACGGCGCCGCCCTGCCCGTCGTGCACCGGCACAGCCTCGACCACGCCGTCGGCGACGAGCGCCTCGATATCGGCCTTGGTGACGCCGTACAGCCGCGCAGCGGGCCGCAGGTGCATGAACGCCCACGGCGGGACGGCGACGGGCTCCACGGTCACCACAGGCCCGTGCTCTCGTCGAGCAGCGCCAGCAGCTCGGTTGCTTGCGGGATGCGTTCGACGTCATTGCCGACGGCGATCGCCTCAGCCTCGGCCGCCAACCGGGCCACCTGCGACCACGCCCCGCCGAACACCTCGGCACGCTCGGCCACCGCGGCGACGACCGGGGCCTCGCGCTCGGCCACAAGCGCAGCGAAGCCAGTCGGGCGCACCGGGTACGGCGCCGCCCCCTCACCCTCGGACACACACCCGCTGCAGTCGCCGCCGCACAGCCGCTCGGGATGCAGGCCGCCCGCAGCCTCGTCGGCCTGCTGGCGGTAATCGGGGTGCGCAAGCTCGCGCAGCGACGTCCAACCCCACTGCGACAGATCCGCACCGGCGGGGCGCACCGGCCGGTACCACTCGCGGCCGTTGGAGTCGCGCACCATCGGGTACTGCGATGCGACGCTCATGCGGGCACCTGCGCATCCTGCGCGCCCTGCGCGGTGTGATGGTCGAGGATGCGCACCACCGTGCTGTACCCGACGCTCAGCTTGCGGGCGATCATGGACGGGGCGACGTTCTGCGCGTGCTCGGCGAGCACCTCGGCGACCTTCGCGCGGTCGATGCGCGTCACACCCTCGGCGACGATCCGCTCCGCTGCAGGCATGTGCTCGGCCAGCGCCGCGCCCCGCGCGGTGTCCTCGTCGGCCTGACGTGCGACAAGCTCGGCGACCGACAGCGACGGGCGCGGGTCGTGCACGTTCTCGGGCACCGTCTCGATCAGGCCGTCGCGGTCACGCACCACGCGGTGCACCTCCGCAGGCAAAACGGCCGGCAAAGGTTCCTGCAGGTCAGGGGCTTGCGCAGGCGTGTGCACGGGCTGCGCATCGGTGTGCACCTCGTCGAGCGTCGCGTCGAGCACCTGCGCACGCTCCGCACCGGACAGCGCGAGCAGCGCAACGGTGCTGCCCGTAATGCTCAGGTCGACGACGACGGGCACCAGCCACGCGATCGCCGGGGCGATGCCAGCCCACTCGATCGCCAGCTCGCGCAGCGCCGCGAACGACAGCACGAACGCTGCGCACGCGACAAGCACCGTGATGGCAAGGGCGACGCGGTACGCCCCGCCGACGATGCGCGACTGCACCAGGGCGTGCACGCCGTGCGTCGCGCCGAGCAGCACCAGAGGCGGCACGACGGCCACCGCCGCCGCGATCACGGGGGCGCCTGCGCCGGTGTTCAGCAGCGCGTGCACCACATTGCCGAGGACGCTCGCGCCGGTGCCAGCGGCGAGCCAGGCACGGAAGTACCGCGTAGCGGCTTCGTGCGGATCTGTAGTGGACATGTCAGGGGCTCCTATCCCGGTGTGACGGTTGTCGAGTGTGAGGGGCGCACGGGGCGCCGGTCGGCGCATCCGGCGCGACGCGCCGAGGCGCTACAGCGCGACGATCCAGTGCAGCGAGTCGTCGACCACGATCGTCGCGGCGACCTCGACCGCGGTCTTGCGGCCACCGCGCGGGCTGTACGGATGCACGCCGTCGAACGACAGCCAACGGCCCGCACCGTCGGTCACGCCGTACATGCGCGACGCGCTGGCGAACCGAGCGGCGCGGCCACCCTCAGCCCAAGAGACACCGGCGAGGCTACGGGCGATGAGGTTCTGCATGGGGGCTCCTTCGGTCGGGGTGGTCGTCGCGGTCATGTATGTATCTAAACACCTGCGGTGTATGTGTGTCAACACGAAACGTGAAACGCCCCCGACCCGCAGGTCGAGGGCGTCCCGTCGCGCTAACGCTGCTTGGCCCACACGATCGTGCTGCCGCCGCCAGCGCACTTGCAGCGCCACCCGTCGAGGCGCTTCGGCTGGCGGTACTTGGCGAACTTCTTGCCGTGCGAGCAGGTGCCCATCCACGGCGCCGTCTCGTCGAGGTGCTCAAAGCAACGCTTGCCGTTGCCGCCGAGGCTGCGGTGCTTCGCAGCCCACACCGCATCGTGCCCGTGCGCGTGACCGACCAGGGCGTGCGCGATCTCATGCGTGATCGTCTGCATGGTGTCGACGTAAGAACGCTGCGCCATCAACGGCTTTGACAGACTGATCGTCTTCGGGCCGTACTTGCAGACACCGGCGCGGCGGCGAGCGTTGTCGAACGCGACGACCCACCCGACGAGGCCGTGCTGCGCGATCAGATCGGTTGCGATCCGGCGGGCCTCGCTCATCCCCATGTGCGCAGGCGTCGCGGCCACCGCGGGCGCCGTGACGGCCGGGCGAGGTGCGCGAGGGGCGATCGGGGCCTCGACGACAGCGGCCAGCGTGAGCTGCTCGCCGAGGCCGTCGAATGCGATCTGCTCGATTGCGTTGCGGGTCATGTCGGGGGCTCCTATCCCTCGGCGGCCGGTCGGCCGGTGTGTATGTATCTAAACACCTGCGCTGTATGCCTGTCAACACGAAACGAGAAACGCCCCCAACCCGCAGGTTGAGGGCGCCCCCGGCGACGTCACGCGGCGTTAGCCCGCGTGCGGTTCAGCCTGTGAACCGTCTTGATCCGCTCGGGATAGAACGACCGCCAGCACTTCGTTTGATCGTCAGGGCCAATGAAGTCGCACGTCACACGCCCCGATGACGCGCGGGCGCTCTTGACGAACCGGAACCGGCCGCGCTCCCCCGCGATCGACACCTCGGTGCCCGGCTCAAGCACCTTGCCGTGCACGATCACCTCGGGGCGCTCGACCTCGACGACCGGGGCGCGGTACGCGCGTACGCGCTTCACGCCACAGCCTCGCATTCCTCGATCCGGCCGGGCACCCGCGGATTGCGGTACCCGTAGTTCCAGCAGTACCGCGTCGCGCTGTTCGCGCCGTTGTACAGCGCATTGAAACGACCCGAATCGGGCTGCGTCTCAGCGGCATACAGCTCGGCAAGGTGGTTCTCGTCGCATTGGTTGCGGATCTTCGGCGTCACCGGCGTGCCTTGCGGTGAGTACCACGATTCCAAGTACATCAGGGGCTCCTATCCCGTCACCTGTTGAGGTGCCGACAAAGCTACGTCGTCGGCTGTCGGTGTGTCAACACTTGCGGCCTTGCGGGGCCTGCCGCGCTTCGCTTTACCCTCGGCGGCACGCTTCGCCGCCAGCTCGTCGCGGGCCTTCAGCGCCGCGTCCACGGCGCTGTACACGTACGTCGGGAACCCGTCAGCGTCATAGCCGTGCGCCTCAACCGCGGCAATCAGCTTGTAGAACGTGCTGCGCGGCACGTCACGGCCAACGGCCTTCAGCAGCCGCCACATATCCGCGGCCGTGCGCGGCGACTCGTCGACCCGCTGCAGGGCCTCGCGCTGCAGATCCTCGACGCGCCACGTGGCGCCGCAGCGGTAGCAGTCCGCGGTGAGGCTCTCAGCATCGACATACAGCGGCGTGCGGCACGTCCCGACGAGCAGCGTGCGGATCACGACACCGCCGTCGGTGATCTCCTGCGTCAGCTTCGCCTGACACGGCCCCGCGTACTGCAGATCCGGCGGCAAGTCGATTGCCTCAGACGCCTTCCCGTACCACTGCAGCACCCAGGCGAGGGCGTCAACGGCGTACGGGTAGAACATCAACCGCCCCGGCACGGTGGCGAGGTATCGCGCGGCCTGCTCGGCGGCGGTCGGCGTGCCCAGGAACGGCAGACGGTACCCGGCGACCTGCTCGGCCATCTCGCCCAGGCGGCCAGCGTCGCGCAGCAGATCCGCGGCGCGGCTGTTCAACGGCAGAGACGGCAAGCACTCGCCCTGCGACACCCGCGGGCCACCCTGCCGGGCGACCTTCGCCTCGCCGTACGCCGACTCATGCAGACGGCGCAGCAGCCACGGAACCTCGTTGAACTGGCGGCCAAGCATCTTGGCGCAGCGCCAGCACAGGAACAGAAACGAATCGTTCGGCGCCTTGCAATGCCCGCACGCCTGCGTCGGCTGCGGCAAACCCCCCTCGGCTAGCCGGCGCTCCTCGAGAACGGCCTGTGAGCTGCCCGTATCCGAAACGGGCTCGGAACCCGGCAAAGTCACGACCGCGGCACCTCCGTGAACGGGGCGTACCGCGCCGACGGCGACTGATCGACGTCACACGGGCAGTCGATCCACTCGTCGTCAGACTCCCACGGCCGACGGTTCAAAGGCTTGTACTGCCACACCGCAGACGCGAAGCACCAACGCCAACGGTCGCCGTCCACGTCCATCCACTCGCTGCCACGCTCACCCATCCCCAGACGGCCGACCTTGCGGGCCTGCAGCGGGGCGACCGGGCGAGGGCGCAACGGCCGCACCGGCGCGAGCTGGCTGCCCGGCACTGCCATGACAGCCACACCGTCGAGGCGCATCTCGTTGACAGCGGCCAGAGCAGCGCGCACCGCCTGCTGCGGAGTGTGCGACGGGTGAGCGATCCGAGCGCGCACCACCTCGGCGAACCTGTCGACCTCGGCGACCGAAAACTCGACCAGCTCAGACATACTCGGCGCCCGTCTGCGCGGCCTGCCACGCGGCGATCGCCTCGTCACCCCAACCGGGCGACGCGAGCCGGATATGCACGCCCGGCTGCTGCGCCACAGCGGCCAGCACCTTGCGGCAATGCATGTCGTCGACCTGCGAGTCGTCGATCCAGCAGACGTCAGTCAGCCCGTCGAGGATCGCGCGAGTCAGCTTGTCGAGGTCGGGGCGCTTGATCGCCGGGGGCGTGTAGCTCTTGGGCGTACCCGACGGGCGAGGCATCACGAACGTCAGCGACGCCGTGACCGGGTACCGGCGGTCAGTCGACCCGCCCGGCGGCCGATCCAGCACCGGCAGGCCCGCGGCCATCATCGCGTCAGCAGCGGCCAGGGCGACGCGCTGGCGCCACGGCCCGACATACGGCGACGACTCGACGAGGATCGCCTTACCGCGAGACTCACCCGGCTTCGGCTTCGCAAACCCCTTGAAGTCCTTAGAGCCCTGCGGCGCAGGCTTTCCCGGCACGAACATGCGCAACTGCCTGCGGCCATTGCGCTGGAACGTCACGCGGGCGCTCAGGGCCGCGTGCAGGGCCTCATGCGACTCAGCGGGCACCATGTCGAGCAGGTGCTCGACTGCAGCGGTACGGGCGAACTCAGCGGCCCGAGCAGCGGCCTCGGTGACAGCGGCCGGATCGTCCGGTGTCACGTCGAGGTCGAGAGTGTGGTCAGTCACTCGCGTATCTCCAATATTCAGTTGTGGTCAGTCGAGAGGCATTCTCAGCCCCGATCGGCGCAAACCCCGCGGTTGGCGGGCTGGTCACACCGGCAGGCCCCCGCTACGGCGCAGGACGCGCCGCAGCGTTAGCCACAGGGCAGGGCAGAACAGATAGAACAGATCCCCGTATATGAGCGCCAACAACAGCACCCCGAGGGAGGCCACCAGGGGAAACACCCCGGAAAACTGCGCAAGCTAGAGAACCTGTAAATATCTGTTCTATCTGTTCTGAACAAGTATTTAAGTCTTCTACCTGCGAAAACGTCAGAACAGATCCGTTCGGACGATCTGTGCTGATCTGTTCTACCTGTTCTGCGCAGAACACTTTTGAGAACAGATCCGTTCTGTTTGCTGGCGGCGCCCCGATCATCGCGCCATCCCCTGCCATTCGTTCGACAGATCCCAGCCGGGGGCCATCGCCAGCCCCGCGTAGTGCCGCACCCCGTTGCTTACCGCGCTGCGCACCCCGAACCGCGCCGACAGCTCACGCCCGAGCTTGATCTGCGACACCATCGCGTCCTCGCCGTTCGCAATCGCCCACCGCTGATACGCCTTGTGCACCATTGCGGGCTTCACGCCCCCGCCGATGGCGCCGGGCGTCAACAGGCAGCACTCGCCGACGAACCGCCCCAATGCGTCCTCCTGCTCGCTGTACTCCTTTGTGGCGGCCATGACCGACTCGGGCTCGCGGAGGCCGTCAGCGGCGATCTGCCGGGCACCTGCCACCACCCAGGCGAGGATCGCGGCGCCCTCGTCGCGGACCAGCTCAACGGCGAGGTTGGGATTGCGACGCTCCGGTGGGACGGTGTGCAGGAACGGGATAAGGCGCAGCCGCCGCCAGAACGAAGTACCGCCAGCGGACACCTCGGGCTGGTGGTTGCCCATCAGGAACAGGGTGTGAGACGGCACGAAGTCGAAATAGTCCTGCCGCATGTACCGACCCGAGAGAATGTCACCGCCGGTGAGCACCTTCACCTTGGCCTCGTCGAACTTACTGTCGGCGTTGATCTCCGAGCAGACGACCAGCCGCGCGCCGTGCAGCCGGGCGATCTCCGTCTCGTGACGATCGCGGCCAGCCAGCAGGAAGTTGGCCGGGGCCGTGATCGCGTAATCGCCGAGCACCGTTGCGAGTACGTCCATGAGCACGCTCTTACCGTTCGACCCGCCACCGAATAGGAACGGCATCACGTGATGCGACACCTTGCCGATCGCAGCCAGGCCCGCGAGGCGCTGCACGTAGGCGATCAGTTCGGGGTCACTGCCAAACGTGTTGTCGAGGAACTCCTGCCACGCGGGGGCCGCCGCCGCAGGGTTGTACCCGGCGCCGGTGATCTTGGTATGCCAGCCCTCGGGGTTGTGAGGCGCCATATAGCCGGTCGCCAGATCGACGACACCGCTCGGCGTGTTCAGCTCGTAGGGCTTGGCGTCGAGGTCGGCCAGGCGCACGCGCATCCTCGGCGACGTCTTGGCGAGCGCCACCATGTTCTCTAGTCCCTTGCGCGACAGGCTGCGCATACGGTGCTGCACGACGTCTTTCGGGCTGTCCTCGTCGAGCCGGATCGCCTCGACGACGTGCCGGGCCGCGACCATCGCCTCGCCGTTGTCGGTGCCGTGCTCCCACCTGCTGCCAGCCCACGTCAGCCACTTGCCGGTGTCAGGGCAGTACCGCAGACGGCCGCCGTACATCTCGACGAGCAGATCGGCGTTGCCGGTGTCGGTCAGCGTGACGGCCGGGGCGACGGGGCCACGCCGGGCGTTGATATCGACGACCGGGGCCAGCGACCCGTCCGTCGTCGGCGCCGAGCTGGAGGTCGGCGGGGGCGTCGACTGCGGGGCCGAATCGTGCGCGGGCATCGGCGCGAGGTCGAGCTGCCGCTCAGCTGCCCGCTCCCACAGGTGCAGGTGCCCGCCCATCTCGGTCGCCAGCTCGGCGTCCGTCTTGGTCGCCACATGCCCGATCGCCCACTCAAACGCGCTCTTGACCTCAAACGTCCGTTCGACGCCGGTCGCGGCGATGAACCGATCGGCGATCATCTTGCGGGCCTCGTTGTACCCGTCCTCGGTCAGGCACTTATTGCGCAGCGCCGACATGAGCCGAACCGTGACGCGGACAAGCCACGGGTGCCGCTCGGTGATCGGCTCGTCGTGCCACGCCTGGATCGTGGGCGCGAAATACTCGCAGACACTCGGCGCGAACGTCCACGTATCCGGCTTGCTGATCACCTCATGCGAGGTGCGCCGGTCGCCCTCATACTCGGCGACGCCGTGCTCGTCGAGCCGGTCGCGCAATTCCTCAAGTGACAGCGGGGCGCCGGTGTCGGCGTCGATCGTGACGAGCTTCGGCTCGTCGGTGTCTTTCAGGTTGTAGCTGCCCGGCACGCGCAGCACCCGCGCGAGGTCGTACACGCCTCGGTCGATCTTGGCGCCCAGGCCGTCGGCGACGATGCACGCGAGACGGCCCCACCGCTTGAGCAGTGCCGCCGCGTCGGCGCGCAGCTCGTCGCTGTACTCGGCCATGCTCTCGGCGCCCTCGGCTGCGATCAGCCCGTCGTCGATAGGCCAATACGGCTGCAGGCCATTGCCGCTCATCACGACGGCCGACGGCCGGTGCCCGAGGATCGCGCTCAGCGCGTCGATCACGGCGTGCGCGTGGTCGAGGTCGCGGCACGCGCCAGGCTTGACGTCGAGGTCGCACCAGATACCGGCGAGCCGGGTCACGTCCTCGGCCGTCCCGCGGCCCTTCTCGTCTTCACCGCGGCGGCGCGTCGGGTTGACGCCGAACCACAGATTGCGGCCGTTGCCGAGCGCGAGCGCCATGCCCTGCAGTGCGTCGCTGTCCTCGACGTACTCGACGACGGTCGACGAGAACGGCCCGCCGGGCGCCTGGTAGTTGACGCTCACGTACTCACCCTCGACGTAGCCGAGAATTTCCAGCAGGTCGGTTAGACCGTTCATGTTCCTCTATTCAGTTGTGGGGTAACGGCATTCGGGATCACAGCCCGAACAGCCCGTCACTTGCGGATGCGGCCGCAGCCCTCGCGGCGGCCTTCTCGTCAGCGGCCCGCAGCTTGGTGCGCAAATTCTTGAGGCACGCCCCGCACAATGCCGCCACCTTGTCGTAGGACATGTCTCGGGCGTCGCCGTTGATCGGGACGACCAGCAGAGACACGAACTTGTCGCTGCCCTGCACCGACGGGCGACCGTGCGCGTTGCCGCAGCGGTCGATCGCGCCGAACTGGTGCGAGCGACCGCACTTACCTCGACACTCGCAGCGCAGACCCGCGCGGCCTACCGCGATCCGATCGAACAGCGCCGCGTCACCACTCACGCGCGGGCCTCGATCGCGGCCTTGATCAGGTCGCGCCGGAAGTCCGACCACACTGCGCCAGTGAGGTTGTCGACGACGATCGGCGCCACCAGGTGACCGGCGGCGACGTCCGCGGGGGCCTGATCGGCGGGCAGTTCGGTGTACTCGACGCCAGCCTTGCTCAGCGCATCCTTAGTCAGCTTGCACTTGTAGCAGGCCGGGCCTGTCGTGTAGACGGTGATCATGCGGGGCTCCTATCCCGGTGTGAAACGTGTTGTCAGACAAAGCGAGCCGGTGACGCCCAATGCGCCACCGGCCCGCCGTTGCCCAGCAGAATCGCTAGATTTTGCCGAGGCTCTTGAGAGCGTCGTAAACCTCTTGGGTCATGCCCTCGGGCAGACCGGCGGGGGCCGCCGCAGCCGGTGCCGCTCCCGCGGCTGGCTTCTTGTAGGTCGCGCTGTACAGCTTCGGCGGGGTCAGGTGGCCCTTCTTCTCGCCGTCGCCGACGTAGGTCAGGGTCAGCTCGCCACCGACGTCAAGGCCCTTGGCCCCGGCGGCAATGACCGCCTTCTGCACGGCCTTTCGCATCTCGCCCTTGACGAACACGCGACGCATCCCGTCGTCGTCCTCGACGTCGGGGTCGGTGAGGTCGGTCTGCAGGGTGACGACGAGCTGCATACGCGGGCTGCCGTCCTTCCACGTCAGCGGCTCGTTGGTGTCGAGGTCGGTCTGCTGCCGAGACTCTGGCTCGACGGCGATCACGCCACCCACGACGTCGCCGTGGCTCTTGAACTTGGCCGAGGCCGGGCCGCCGCCGCCGAGGAATCCGTACGAATCGTTTGCCATGTGCGCTGTGTTTCCTTTGTTTAGTTGTTATTCAGTTGTTGCGGCCGTTCGCCTTTCGGCCCGCCGGTCGCAGCGGGGGCTTACGTCCCGTCGTAGTAGTCGGGGTAGTCGTCGTCGCGGTAGTGGTCGCGTTCGTACTCGGCGCGTGCGATCCGCTGCTCGCAGTAACCACACCCGTCGCCAGGGCAGCGGTGTCGCTTCACGGGCACTCACCTTTCGGGTGCTCAAGCCAGCACGACCCGCAGACGGGGTGCCGACGGGGCTCAGTCATCGCGGCGAGGTTGTCCTCGCAGGAGACATGTATAACGGCGCCGTCGCTCATAAACGCCACCTCGTCGCCCGGCTGCACACGATCAGGGCAGCCACCGCAGCGACCAGCGAATCGAGCCGTGAACGTCGACCGGGCGCTCACTTTCCCGCCTCGTCGGCCAGGCCCTCGCCGTTGTCGACCGGGGGCTTGCCGTCGTCGAGCAGCGCCCCGAGCGCCCCGAGGTTGACGTGCTCGGTGCTCGCCCAGCCAGCCAGCTCGTCGCGGGTCGGCATCGCGGCGGCCGGGCGCTGCGTCATGTGATCGAGGACGCGCTGCGCGCTCAGCACGTCGCGCGTCGCCTGGTCGCGCTTGCGGGTCGCCTGGTCGAGCTGCTCGGTGATGATCTCCCGCTGCGTCAGCAGCAGCCGGATCTGCCGATCCTGCACCCGTTCCGTCGCCGTCGCGACAGCGACCTGCTGCTCGTACATGTGGCGCACGAACTCGTCGTCTTGCATGGTGGGCTCCTATCCCTTGTGGTGCGCGGTCTGGTGTCGGTAGTCGGCGAGGGCCTGGTCGCCGGTGTCGTGCGAGGTGCTGCGGCCCCAGAACGTGCCGACCGGCGGGCGCACTACCCAACGCCCGCCAGCCGTCTTGCGGATCAGCCAGCGCGTCGGGTCGTGGCTAACCCGCCGGCAATCACGTCGAGGCACGTCAGGCCCCCGCAGCGCTCGGATTGGCAAACGCCGCGATCGCCGCGTCGCCGTCCTGGTAGTAATCGACGACAACGTGCCCGAACTGCTCGCCGAGGTACTGCTCGATCACCCACCCGACGACGACCCGCCCGGCGGGCTCGTCGTACCGGCACGTCGGCACCGGCTCGACGTGGCGCCGGATGCGCCACGGCTTCGGGAAGTGCACCCAGCACGCCGGATTGGGCTCGGCCTCAAGCCACGTGCCGAGCTGCGGCTCGGCGGGGTCGCGCACCGGGTAGGCGTGGCACGCGCAGCCCTCGGGCAGCGTGCGCATGTAGTGGCTCACTCGGCACCCCCTGCGCACGCCCACGGCGTCGTCGGGTCAGGCTTGGTCACGTAGTACGGGCAGAACATGCAGTTATGCGGCTGCTTTGGGATCAACGCCAGGCGCTCGGGGTGATGCTCGATATCGAGGTCGTCGAGCACCAGGGCGATCGTGTCGAGCTTGGTCAGCGTCGCGTCGACAATCGCGGGGTTGTATTCCTCGGACCACAGGAACGACGTCGACAACATGCCGCCGCGCGGAATGCACCAGATCGCAACACGATTGACAGGAAAGCCCTCGTTGACGTACCCGCGGCCGTAGCAATGCGCCTGCGTGTGGTACTCGGGGGCGTCCTCGGCCATCGTGCCGCGTTCCTTCGCCTTTTTGTACTTGGCGAAAGCCGTTGCGCCGGGGAACTTTAGGTCGATCACCGTGCCAGTCCACGTGTCGTACAGGTCGCACGTGCCCGCCAGCCCGCCAGGGCGCACCTGCACCCGACGCTCGGTGAACCACCGGCCGACGTACTGCGGCTCGTCGCCATGCGCGGCGACGTCGCGCAGCACCGTGCACCTGCGCTCGCGGTCGGCGATCCACTCGTCGACGATCCGCTGATTGTCCAGCTCGACCGAATCCTCGAACTTGCTGTGACCGGCCGTGCCGAGCCACGCGGGCAGCGGGTCGCCCTCGGGGTTGATCCGCGGGTACGCCATCGTCGCCGTAGCCAGTCGGCGGGCGCACGGGTGACCGACCTCAGACGGCCCGAGGGCTCGCTGCGCCGACCGGGCGTGCGTCGCCCACCCTCGCTTGAAAACGCCCTTTAGATCGGCCAGCAGCGCCGCGTTGAGCTGCTGCTCGGTCGTCTCGGGCTTGTCGCGTTCGGGGGCGTCGTCGGTCAGTCCGAAAAACCCTGCGTTCGCGCTCACTGCACGCCGCCTTTCATCGCGGCGGCGAGCTTGTCCTCGGCGGCCTGCAGAGCGGCCTGATACGACCGATACGCCTCGGCCAGCTCGGCGGCCATCGCCGCACCGTTGCCCAGCAGCACGCCCAACTGCGCCGCCTTCTCGGGCACCAGCGGCGGCAGTGCGCCCTTGTTGCCGTCGACCTGCACAACCACCTCGCCGAGGTCGGCCCGCACGCCGACGAGCACCTCGACGGGCTCGACGGCCGCAAAGCGGGGCTTGCCGATCGAGCTGCCAGCCGTCGGCACGATCACCGTGCCCACCTGTGCGAAATTGCTCACCTGCAGCCACCTCCCCCGAGGAACACGGGCCAGATCACCGGCGACGGCACGTAGCCGGGCGAGCCGATGCTCGGCCGCGACGGCGTGACCGGGCGCGGGGCCGGGGGCCGGGGCGCCGGTGCGAGCGGAACCGAGAACGCCTGCAGCGCCATGCCGTTGTTGCGACGGCCGCAGTTGTCGCCCTCGCACGCCGCCACGCTCACGACGAGCAGAGAGCCCACGGCCACCGCGGCGGCCAGCCTGCGGGCGCTCACAGCGCCGCCGCCGGGATCGAGCGCAGAATGTCGAAGCACAGGCCCGTGGCGAACGCATCGCCGATCGCGGTATGCCGGTCGACGACCGCGACGTGCAGACGCTCGGCCACACCGTCGAGGCCCTCAAGCTCCGTCGGTGCGACGTTGAACTTGCCCGCGGCGTACGCCGCGAGGTCGGCGAGCCGGTGATGCCACACACGGCCGACAGTCTCGGGCAGGAACGCCTCGTATGAGACGAGCTGGCGGGCGACGATCGCGGAATCGAACGCGGGGTTAGATCCTGCGAACGTGTTGCCGCGCAACCACTCCTGCACCTCGGCCCACGCGACGGCGGTCTGCTGCTCGGTCAGCATCTCCCGCCACAGCGCCCGCTGAAAGTACCCGTTGAACTCAAGCGCCTCGGGCTGCGCGCGGTCCATCTGCCCGACGGTCACATGCGGAACGAACCGCATCGACTCGCCGGTGTCGACGTTGAGCAGCGCCACCTCAAGCGGCGCTGCCTCGTCGTGTAACCCCGTCGTCTCTAAGTCGACGACGATCAATTGCCTTGCCATGCTAGGGCTCCTATCCCTTGAGTGATGCGTGGTCGATCGTGATGTGCGAGCCGGGCCACCCGACGATGCCGCTGCTACAGCGGATCTCGGCGCCGTTCGGCATGTCGTTGAGCACCTGCGCGAGGTCGCGCACCTTGTCGCCCGGCTCGACGCTGATCGTGGTCGTATGCGTCGTGGTGACCTTCACTCGCCGGTCACCAGATCCATGCGGTAACTCACCGACGGCACCGTGCACTCGGCGGCAACCTCGGGATGCAACGTCTTGACGAGCCCCTGGTCGAGCTTCATGCTCTTGATCTCCTTGCGGCGCACCACGATCTCGCCGTCGACCGTGCCCTCGTATGACTCGCCGAGGGCTTCCTCGATCGCCGCCTTGGCGGCCTTCTCGACGTCAGCCCACTTCGCCTTCTCGCCCTTGGCGTGCCGCAATAGTTCGACGTGCATCTTTACCTGTGAAATGTCGCGCATCGCTACACCTTCCCGTCGTCGTCGTGCGAATACTTGAAACCGCTGCAGTGCGCGCACCAGCTACAACCGACGTCGCTGTGATCGGTGTACGGATGCGAACAGGCGCACACCATCACGTGCGCCGGGTCGCCCTGCTGGTACGGCAGCGGCTCGGGCCGCGGGGCCGTCTGAAACTCGACGTTCATGCCGTCGGCCCCGAGGGTTAGTGCGAGCTGCAGCTCATTGTCGAACGGCAGGCGACCGACCATCAGCCGATCGCCGACGAACAGCTCGTCGAGCTTGGCGAGCGCCGAGCTGGCGGCCACCGCGGGATCGTCAGCCAGGTAAGCGATCTGGTGCTCGACCGCGGCGGCCAGGCCGTCGAGGTAGTCGAGGGTCGCATCGAAATGCGTCTCAGCGACGTATGCCTCGACGGCCTGACGATCAGCCCACCAGGGCCGGTTAGCGTCGATCACTTGGCGGGCTTGACTTCCAGCACCGACGGGAAGCTCGACAGGAACCCAACGCGGTACCCGCCGGTGCGAATGTCGTACTTGCCACCCTCTTTGAGCGCCTGCCAGGTGTCCCACGAATTGAACCCACCGGCGATCGTGTCCTCGACGGAGAACGTGCCGCATGACGTCGACAGCCGGTACTCGCGCGAGCTGTTGCCGTCGTGGCTGCTGTACAGGGTGTCCTTGGCGGTCACGGTGCACCCGTTGTGCCACTCCTGATTGCTCGTCGAGCAGCCCGACAGCACGACACCCGCGAGGACAGCCCCGACGGCGACACCCGCGGCGGCCTTGGTCATTCCGAACATGTTGTGCTCCTATCCCTTGGTGAGTGCGTCAGCAGCGGATTGCTGCTCCCGCCTGGTGATTTCGCGTGCGAGGTACACCGCGGCCTTGCGCAGATCCTCGATCGCGTCGTGCTTGAGGTCGCAGCGCCACACGTACTTGACGGTGTTGCCGAGGCAGAACCCCATGCCCTCGGTGATATCGAGGCACTCAATCGGCCGACCGCAGCCCTTGCACGGCGGGCCGTTGTTGTAGTGCGACGGCTGGTTAACCATGTCGGGCGTTTGCTCGTCACCCTCGCCGGCATCGGCATCGGCCAAGGTCAGGGCCGGGCCGGGCTTTCCGTGAGAGTTGCTGTGCGCCACCTCAAGCACGTTGCGCAGCACTTGGGCGAACGGGCCGACAGCACCGACGCCGATCCGGTACGGCGCGGTGTTCCACGCGAGCCACTGCTCGGCCTGCCGTGACCAGCCCCAGTGCGCGCCGTTGGCGTCCTGGTAGATCCACAGCCGGTCAGCCTTGGCGAGGTCGTCGCAGAACGGCAGCGACAGCGGCTCGTCGAGCCCGAACAGCACCGCGCGGTCGAACGCCTGCCCGACGCCCTCGGCCATGTCGGCGAAACGCTCGCGCACCGCCAGCTCGCCGAGCCCCATGAGGTCGCATACCTTGCACCACGCGGCGCCGCACGGGTCGAACACCTGCGCGTCGTACTTGCCGCACACCTCGCACAGCATCGAGCCCCTGTCGTCGCTCATGCCGCCACCTCCCGACGCTCGGGGCGAGTGGCGTTGCCGCGCCGGATCTCTCGGCGGTCGCGCTGCGTCAGGCCGCCCCAGATCCCGAACACCTCGCCCTCAAGTGCGAGGGCGTGGTCGAGGCACTGGTCGACGATCGGGCACCGGGCACAGATCCGCTTAGCGGGCTGCGCGCTCTGCCCCTTATCGGGGAAGAACGCCTCGGGGTCGGCCTGCGCGCACAGCGCGTCGGCTTCCAATTCCTTTGGCAGGGCGTGGATATTCACGCTGTCTCGCTCTCGTCGTCCTGGTCGGCCTCGTCGTCGGCCTCGATCTGGTCAAGCACCGACAGCGGCAGGCCGTCGGACGTCTCGCGCGTGGGCACCAACTGCTGCAGCCCCTCGGCGCCGCCACCGCCCGCAGCGAGGGTGCGCAGCCATCGCGTCGCGCCCGAGCTGTCGACGTCGACCATCGCCGCCAGGGCGACGGTTACGGCCGTCAAGGTGTGCCGGTCAAGGCGATTCAGCGCCGCCCACACCTCGCCGGGGTCGTCGTCGCGGATCTGCTCGGCGAGCGCGAACGCCCGGTCGAGCACGTTGGCGCAGTGCTGCGACCGCGGGGCGTGGTCGAAGCTGATCACCTTGCTGCCAGCCCGCGCGGCCTTGGCGATCCGTGCCGCACGCGGCGACGTCGAGGCCCGCAGCAGCAGCGACAGCCGGATGATCGAACGGCGCGTGAAAGTGCCCGCGGCCCTGTCCCATCCGTCTGCGATCAATTCGTCACGGTGACGGTTGAGGACGTGGCGCAGCACGATCCCGTAATCGACGCGCAGCAGACGGCACACCTCGTCGGTCGTCGCCGTCTTGCCGACCCGCGGCCGGAACATGTCGAGCACGCCGGTGTTCGCAGCGATGCGGCTGCGTTCCTCGCGCTTGCGTGCACGCCGGGCAGCCAGCACGGCAGCCTCGGTACTACGGCTCACTTGGCCGCCTTTCGGTTCGGGAGGTGACCGGGACATGCCGCGTCGGGCCGCTGGCAGTCGACGCAATCGCGCACAGCAGCAGGCGTGCGCATCACGTTGACGGCGCGGATCGCGTGGGCCACCGCGGCGATCGACGTCATGCCCGCGTCGAGGTTGGCGTCGAGAACCGTTGCGGCGGCGAGCAGCTCGTCGCGGTTCAGGGTTACGAGGTTCACCGGAACCACACCCCGATCGACTCGCCCGCGGCGGCCGTGCCAATGACGATCGAGGCGAGCAGCAGCAGGAGGTACCCGAGGAACGCGCCGAGGCGCTCCCCCGGCGGGCAGTCGTCGACATGGTGGCGGTTGCACGGCAGGCAGTACGGTGCGGGGCGCATCATCCGAGCACCTGCGCGATCCGGCCGACGAACGGCCGCACGACGAACAGCTCGACGAAATGCTCGACGGTCAGTGCCGTCTCCCATGCCAGGCCGTAGAGCACCAGGGCGACGGGCGCCTCGGGATCGTTCACGGCCCCGTCGATTTGCCTGCCGACCAGCTTCTCGACCTGCTGTGCGATTGTCGGGGTGTCCGATCGAATGAACCCGAAGTGAGCTAACATTCTCAGCGACATAACAAGTGGCTCCTATCCCTTGGTTGTGTCGGCCAGCCCCCGCCTCGCGCGGGGGTTGCGTCGTTTGTGGGGGAAGTGCGGCGCAGCCACGCCTCACCCGGCGAGCCGGGGTCGTGGGTCGCGCTTGCGGGGAGAAAAGAGGAAAGACCCGCTTAACGCCGCACTTCCAAGATCAGTGCGAGCCGGGGTCGCTGTACGCGGCCTCGCTGGCATCGGCGTCGTACGCCGGAATCTCGTTCAGCTCGTCAAGCTCGCGGTGTGCGGCGCCGAGGTCGGCCAGCGTCGCGCGGTACGCCGCGTCGGCCTGCTCGCGCTGATCGGCGAGGTAGGCGATGCGGGCCTCGTCGGCGCGGATGCGCTCGGCCTGCGCGGCGACGACCAGCCGGGCGGCGTCGCGTTCGTTCGCGGCGTCGCGTCCCTCGCGTAGTGCGGTGTTCAGTTCGATGCGCAGCCGGGCGATCGTGGCGAGCTGGCGGGTGGGTGACATACGAGGGGCTCCTATCCCTTGGGCGATCACTTGCGGCGAGGTCGAGTCGGCGTCAGCGCCTTTGGGCGCTCCGGCGGCACCGTGACCGACTTGCGACCGGCCGGGGTGACGCGAAACGAGTCGAGGGCCGTCTCGATATCGGCGTCGGTCATGCGCCAGTGGCGGCCGATCTTGCGGCCGGGGATGCGGCCCGCGCGGACCTGCTCGGTGAGCCACCGCTCAGAGCACGGGATCAGGGCCGCCACCTCGTCGAGCGGGCGAGTCAGCGTGTCGGCGGCGCTCATGCTGCGGCCTCGACGTCAGCCTCGGCCAGGTCGGCGATCGAGACGGCAAACGTGCTTGCGAGGGCCGCGAGCATCGAGTGCGTTGCTATACCAGACCAGTCTGCGCGGAAAGCTGAGTACACCGTGCTGCGGCCGACGTTGAGCGACTTTGCGAGCTGGTTGCGGTCTTGAATCCCGTTGTCGCGCATCACTTTTGCGACGTTCCGCGGAATCCAGCGGAGTTGGTGAGTGGGGTTGGTCACGAGGCGAAACGCTACACCAACAGTCCCGTATTCGGGAACATCGGTGCAGTTACGGGAGTGTCGGTTGAGACTAGGTGCTACGTGTGTATTGAGTCCCGCTTACGCAACTGTTTATTAAGAATGCAGGTCAATACTCACAGAAACCTTGGTCATGTCCCGAAAACTGGACTAGAGTCACTCCCAACGAACCGGGCGTGTCGCGCAACGTGTCTCGGGGATTTCAATAGGTGGGGGAAGGGAACAGGACGGTTATGGACGACTCCGATAAGTCGCTCGCCGCAGTGCTGGGCTACCTGGTGGGTAGACCGCTCAAGCTCCGCGAGATTCTTGAGGCGCTGCAAATGAGCCGATCGCGCTACTACGTGCAAATTGACGACGGCACTCTCATTCGGCCCGACAACCTGGTGCGGGCCGCCAACAACCTGGGCATCAACGCCGTCGACCTGCTGGTGCGCTTTAGCCTCATCAGTGACGACGCCGTGCTCGACTACGCGGAAACCTTGGGGGCTGTAAACCCCACCCGGCGCACGACGGCGAGGGGGGTGGAGACGATGACGCCGCCGAAGACGACGGGGAGGCGCCGCGTGTCTGATCTGTCCGTGCGGCGCGGGGCTACGGCACTCTAAACGTAATGTGACGTAAGTCACTAGTCCCAAATCTGGGACTGATTGTTACCCTGACGCACGTGACCTTTGCTGCTGTCGCCGCCGCGGTGATCTCGCTATTGATCCGGTATCCGGCGCGGCGCGTGCCCGACGAGCGGGGCGCGACGACCGCTGTGCTGCTACTCGCCGTCGGCCTGTACCTGATCAGCTCGACGTCGCCCATCGGCGACTGGCTGTTCCCGCTCACGGGTTGGGGCTACCTCGACACTTTCGTGGGCAACATGTGCTGGATCGGCGGCCTTGTTGCCTTGCTGCACCACACCCTCGACCGGCTCGCCGAACGCGACGAACAGGTCGAGATATTCGACGCGCTGCTGCGGTGGCCGCTCACCCTCACGGTGCCCATGATGCTCGCCGCGATGTACGTCTCGCGCACCCTGTCGCTCGCGCCGGTGCCCGACATTGGCGACGCCCGCGCCGACGCATGGATCGTCGTCTACCGGGTGCTCTACTACGGCACCGTTCTGTACCTCGCCGGGCTGCTGCTGCGCGTCCTGCCGATCGTCAGGCGCGACGACGGCCGATCGTGTCACGTGAGCCACCTCTACATGCTCGCCGCCGCGCTGATCGTCGTCGGGATCTCCGTGCGCATCCTGTCCTATGTCGACGGGCTCTGGCTGCTGCACACCGTCGTGCCGGTGTGCAGGGCTGGCACCGTCGTGTTCGTCGCCTGCGGCGCCGCGCTGTCGTGGCGCCTCAAAGTGCGCGCCGCCGCGCAAACACAGTGCGCCGAGAGTGCGCCGGTGCGCTGGCTTGGATGCGACGAGCCAGACCCCATGCGCAGCTAACGCCGGCACAGCGCACAATATGCCGCGTGACCTGCGGTGCACTGCGCAGACAGCAAAGAGCCCCCGGCGACGATGCGCCGGGGGCTCCGTTGTGTGCAGCTAGTCGCGGCGGCCGAGCTTGGCGGCCATCGCAGCCGCCAGGGCCTTGCCGCTGGTGCGGTCGAGGTGCCCGTACACGTCGACCGTGACCTTGATCGACTCATGCCCGAGGTGCTGCTGAATCGCTGGCAGCGGGACACCGGCGCCAATCAGCCAGCTCGCGCAGGTGTGCCGCAGATCGTGCACGCGCGGCCTGACACCGAGGTCTGCGCGGTTCAGCGCAGGCCCCCACACGTTCCCGTGGAAATTGTTGTGCCGAACCGGGTTGCCCGCGTTGTTCGTGAACAGGTACTCACCGCTGTAGTCGAGGGCGTTGAGCACCGACGGGTCGACGTTGATCGTGCGGCGCGACGCTGCGGTCTTCGGTGCACCGATCGAATAGCTGCCCTGCGCATAGGTGCGCTTCGACGCACGCGATATGCGCACCGTGCCCTCGTCGCGGTTGACGTCGGACGGCCGCAGTGCGACGACCTCGCCCCACCGTGCGCCGGATGCGACGAGGAACTCGACGAGCGGCTGCCAGTGCGGCGTGATGTTGTCGTGCAGCTTGGCGTACTGGTCGTGGGTCAGGAACACCATTTCGGCCCGCTCGGTGCGCGGCAGACGGGCGCTCGCCGCGGGGTTGGCCGCCAGGTGCCCGGCGCGCACGGCGGCGTTCAGGGCCGACGACAGGAACCCGTGCTTATTGCTGATCGTCTTACCGGCGAGTCCGCGCTCGGCGAGGGCCTGCACCCACCGGGCCACGTCGTCGGACGTGAGCGCCGCGAGCGGGATCTGCCCGAGCAGCGGGGCGATGTCCTTCTCGACGCACTTCTCGTAGTCGTACAGGGTCGACGCCTCGACGCCGGTCTTGTGGTCGAGGTAGTGCCGCAGCCACTTGCCGAGGGTGTAGTGCCGCCGCTCGGTGTCGGTCGTCTCAAGCACCTCGACGGCCTTGGCCGGGCCGAGCACGTCGCACAGTCGCGCGAACTCGACGGCCTGCGTGGGCTCGTCGAACGAGGTCGACGCCTCTTTGCCGTTGAGCCGATACCGAACCTGCGTGTACGTCGAGCCATCTTTGCGGGTGCCTGGTCTAAGGGATGCCATACGGGGCAGATTAGTCGAAATGTGGATGTGAGTGTGGATGTAAAAACGCCCTGGTCAGATTTTGTGTCTCTGACCAGGGCGTTTTCGGGTGGAGCCGCCGGGAATCGAACCCGACTCCCCGCGGGCCTTCTACCTGCGGAAACGTCCTAATTCGACCCCGCAGAGCACGCGAAAATACGGGCAAAACCGCAGGTCGACGCGAGTGGTGTGGATGGCATCCACGCGCCATCCACACGGGCGTGTCGTTTGCTGGGCCAGCAAACGACGCCTGCAGGTGAGCCGGGATTCTGGCGCATACTGCGACGCTACCGCACGAAAACGCCCCCGCCAGTGAACCGGTCGGGGGCGCCTCGATCGAGCTGGCTACGCGACGTCGAACAGCGTCAGCTCGTCGTCGTCGTCGCCCTGGTCGTCGCCGTCGAGCAGCGCCTCGGCCCACAGCGTCAGCACCGACTGCGGGCGACGGTACGGCGCCGCGACCGAGGGCTCGATGTTCTCGCGCCACCGCAGCGCCCACAGCAGGCAATTGCTGCACTTGGCGTGCGAGCAGCCGGGCAGCGGGGCGTTGCGCCGGGCGTTGTACGACCAGCCCATCGAGTCGGCCGTCGTCAGCAGGTGCCCGTACTCGCGCAGCCCGAGCGACTTGACGCCGAACCCGTGCACCGGCAGGCCCGGATCGCGGGCGAGGATCGCCTCAAACACCTCGCGGATCTCGCTGGTGTGCTGGCGGCGGCACACGCTGCCGACACCGACCAGCGGCACGGCGCCGAGGTCGACGCCCGCCTCGGCGTACATGTCCATGCAGCGCAGGTAGTCCTCGACGGCGTAGCCCTGCAGCACCGGCATAAACGGGCATTCCTCGTCGCTCTGCGCGGCCCACAGCGCGCACAGCTCGACGTAGTTGGCGACCGTGCGGCGCTGGTGCTCGACGACGCTCAGGCCCGTCTTGGCGATCATGTCGGGCTCACACATCCAGTCCTGCGGCGCGGCCCATTCCAGCTTGCCGATCTCGCGGTCGTAGCGCAGCACCGCGGCGACGTACTCGGCGGGCGTGGTCTGCCACTCGCCGAACATGCTCAGCTCGGAGAACCCGCCGGAATCGAGCGCCCAACGCTCGGCCGCCACGGGCAGCTCGCCCTTGAGGCGCATCAGGCGCCGGTGCGAGACGAACAGCGGAACGCCCGCGGTGCGCAGCCAGCTCGGCTCATGCGTCCCGAGGTAAAAGTGCTCGATCATGTTGGGCTCCTATCCCATCGGCGTTTGTTGCCATGCATACAGTAGCACGGTGTTGCCATGCATACAAAACGCCCCCGCCGGTGTCGACGGGGGCGCTTGCGGCCGGGGCCGCCGCGAGCTATTCCAGGTGCCCGAGGGTCTGGTCGATCGCGCGCAGGCGCGCATCGTTGGCGTCGATCTCGCGCTGCAGCTTGGCGATCGCCCGACGGTGCCCGAGGTTCTCCTGCTCGATTGCGAGGCGCTCAGAGCGCGCGAGAGCGATTAGCTCGCGTCGGGTGAGGGATTGGTGCGGTGCGGCCATTCGGGGGCTCCTATCGCCGTTGGTCCCGTTTACGGTACTACCCGTTTCTGTGAGCTGCTGAAAGTTCCTGTGAAACGCCGAAAGCCCCCGCCGGGTCGGCGGGGGCTCTCAGGGCCGGGGCTACTTGCCCTTGGGCGTCTTGTGCTTGCGCAGCACGCCGTACGTGGTCACGATCTGCCGCGACGCGCACGTCGGGCACTCGCCGTACACGCTGCGGCGGCGCGGGTCGCTCTTGGTGCCCTCGACCGGCCGCTCGCCCGATCCGGCGCACTGGTCAGCCGGGGCCGCCTTGCCGATCGTCCACTCGACCGGCGCCGACGGGAAACACTTGGTGCAGAGCATCGCGCCATGCTCGGCGACGGCCTCGGCCTCAGTCTCGCCGGAAAGCTCGGGCAGCCAGCCGATACGGGTCGTGATCCGCAGCGACGAGCAACCACGCGAGCGGTGAATGTGCCCACCCGGCACGATGAAGAACCGCAGCCACCCCTTGTAGTTCGCGGCCTCATGCGCGTCGACCGCATCGTTGGCGGCATTCTTGGCGGCCACCGCCGGGGCGTACGCCTCGACCGCGCGGGCGTACCCGTCGCGGTTGTACTTGACGATCGACTCGTCGCCCGCGCGCTCGGTCGCCTTGGCGAGGGCCTCGGCGTTGCTCATCTTCCAGTACCCGCCGTACGTCTTGGCGTCGCCCGCGGCGCTGTGCAGCCGGTCGGCGACGCGCTCCCAGGTGTCATAGGCCGCGAAGAACGCCTCAGTAAGCTCGGCGAGGATGCGATCGGCGGCCTTGGCCTCGGCCTTGGTGTAGGTGGCGGTTGCGTTCATGTCGGGGGCTCCTATCCCTCGGGCGGCCGGTCGGCCGCGGTGTTGATATGCAAACAATAACCCACCGTTGTATGCATGTCAACACGAACGCAAAACGCCCCGCCGGTGTGTCGGCGGGGCGTCCTGGTGGCCGCGGGCTAGTCGAGGAACTCGACGTCAGGCGTGGCGACCGACTCGATATCGGATACGTACACGTCGTGTCCGAAGCCCCAGTAGCTCAAGCGCATACGGGCGCTCACGTTGGCCTCGGGATGCACGACGGCGTACTCGACCCGTGCCGTCACCTTGCGGCGCTTGCCGTCACGCTCGCGGTACACGATCACGACGGGCAGGCCGTTGGCGATCGCCGCCAACAGCGTGCGCCAGCCCGCCGCGTCGAGGTGCCCGTCGGCCTCGGCCGCCTCGCTGGCGAGGGCGTTCTGCGCCTGCCAGCCGGTCGGCACCTCGACGCCGTTGAGGCTGCGGGGCGTGAGGTTCATCGGGTACGTGGTGTTCAGCATGTCGGGCTCCTATCCCTTGGCGTTGTTGCCATGCAAACAGTAACCCGACGACTGTCTGCATGTCAACACGAACGCGCTACGGCCGCAACTGCGCGAGCTGCACGCCGTAGCTCACGGCGATCTCGTCGACAGCGAAGTCGCCCGCCAGGCTGCCGTTCTCGGCCGCCGAGGTGGCGAGCGTCTCGACGTCATCGCCGAACGAAACGCCATGCTCGGCGAGCTTGTCGAGCAGCGTGCGGAACGCCCCCTCTCGGGTGAGGTGCACGGTGCGCAGCCCGTCGTAGTCGCCGCCCTCGGGGCCTTCGATCGACACGTCGAGCACCCACACCTCGGCCGGGGCGCTCACAGCCGCAGTCCGCTGTCGACGTACCCGACGACGCGCTGCCCGCCGGGCACCTTGAGGTCGACGTGCACGGGCTCGCCCATCCTCCACTCGATCTCGCCCTGCACGACGTTCGACCATCGGACGAACCCGAGCCGGTGCGCCAGCCGATCGACGAGCTTGCGCATGGTCACCGATCCTTCTTGCCGCGGTACTTGCGGACGGTCAGCCGGTTGATACCGAGACGCTGCGACAGGCTCAGCTCGCTCGCGCCGTCCTCGACCGACAGAAGCACGATCATGCGGGCCGCCGCGGTGGCCTTCTCGTATTCCTCGCGGGCGACCGCCAGCTCGTCGCCGATCGCCTCGGCGATATCGGCCTCGTCGCACAGGTAGCGCGCGGCGGCCTCGATCGCGGCGTGCCGACGGTGCGCGTTGTCCTCCCCCGGCATGTCGGCCTCGATCGCCTCGACGGTGTTCTCGTAACGTGGCACGTTCAGCGCCGGGATCGTCCGACGTCGACCGGCGACGGTTACCTGCAGTCCTCGCGGCATGGATGCCCTTTCCTCGGCGCTCAGTTCACGCACTGTCGTTGTCGCGGTGGTCATCTCATCGGCTCCTATCCGGTGGGTTGGTGTTGCGGTGTCAACAGTACGTCACACATGTATGCAGGTCAACAGCAACGCACAAAACGCCCCCCGCCAGGACAGGCGAGGGGCGCTCATGTGTTTGCCGGAAACCGGCCGATATCGTTGTCGTCGCAGCTCAGTAGGGTCGGCGGCCTAGGGTGCCGGCGTTAGCTGCGTCCGCGGGTTGCGTGCGCGAGCTGCGTCAGCGGGTCGATCCGCTCGGGAATCATGTTCAGCAGGTGCAGCGCCAGGCCGACGACGATCGCGTGCGTCGTCCACTTACGCCGGTGCAGGTAACGGTCGACGCCCTCAGACAGCAGCTCGCCGGGAGGCGCCGCCACCTCGTAGGCGACGACACCGGCGGCCAGCGCCAGCCACGCCCGGTCAGCGCAGCGCATCACAGAACCCCGAGGTTGGACACCTCGCCGCCCCGCAACAGGTACGTGAACGCGCCTCGGCGCGACTCGCCGCCCTGCCGCTCGCGGAACCAATCACTGCCGCAGTCCATCGTCGGCGAGCACACGATCGCCTTGGTGGCGTGCAGCTCCATCGCCCCGACATGCCAGTGCCCGTGCTGCAGCAGTTGCGTCGCACCGGCGGGCTGGTTGTGCACCGCCTGCTTGGCGAGCCAATCGAGGGCCTTGCCCTTGGTGAACTGGTGACCGTGCACCACAGTGACCACGGTGTCGCCGACGGGCACAGTCATCGAGCCAGACCATGCCTCGGGCACCCGTACCTCGCAGTGCCCGTACACGTCTGGCGCCAAAGCCATTGCGTCGCGCACGGCGATCGCGGCCTCGGTCGCCCACCCGTCGCCGGGGTTGGTGTTCCACATGCGGTGCGCCTGGTCGTGGTTGCCGTTCACGACGTCGAGCTTGACCTCGGGCGCCGCGCGGAACACGTCGACCGCCTCAAGCATGAGCCGCCGCATCAGCCGGTACTGCTCGGTGATCGTCTCCTGCGTCAGCCAGGCGTTGGCGCCCTTCTGCGACACGACGCCCTCGCAGATATCGCCGGGCATCGAGATTTGCACACCGGCGATCCCGCGGCCCGCCAGCTCGCGGAACTGCTGCCCCGCTGCGTCGAGGGACTGCACGAACTGCTCGACGATCTGCTCGGTACTTCCGTCACGTGACCGCTTGCCGAGCTGCAGATCCGCGGCCTGGAATACGTACCAGTACGGCGAGCTGGCGGCGCCGATCGTCGGCACCTTGCGGGCGTTGGCGATCAGCGCCTCAAGCCCCGTGCTCGGGTCGGACTCGACGACCTCGCACCGCAGCCGGTACGCGGCGAGCCAACGCTCGTCGTATGTCTGCCAGTGCGACTCGCGCAGCACCTCGACGATTCGCCACTTGTCGGGATCTTTCCCGACGCTGCGCAGAATGTCGGCGTACTCGATCGGCTGGCCGGGCGCCGCCTCGACGGGGCCTGTCTCGATCGTGGCGCCGCGGTTGTCGAACTCGACGGTTGGCCGGTGCGGGACGTCGGGCGCCGCCGGTGTGGCGAGGCGATCAGCTAGCGACACGTGCGGCCTCTCGGTTGTGAGTGCGGATGCACTCGGCGAACCGGGCGCGCTGTACGGTCAGCGGCCGGTCGGGATCGTTGGCGCATTCACGCCAGAGCTGCGACACATTGCCGCCGCCGTGGACCCATGCGTCGAACGCCCGCCGGTCGGCCTCGTCGAGGCCCTGATACCAGCGGCACGACGCGCAGCCCGTCGGGGCTAAGGCAATCGGCCCGAGCCGGTCGGCGAGACTCACTCTCGATCGCCGCCCTGCATCAGCTCAGCCGGTGGCACGGGTAGCGGCCCCAGCCGATCGCCTGCGCCCCAGTTCATCACGCTGCGGATGAACACCATTGCGATTGCCAGTAGGCCGCGGGTGTGCTCATGGCCGCGCTTCTCGGTGGCGAGGTTGCCCTCGACGGTATCGAGGCGCCCCTCAAGCGAGGTGACGCGCTCAATCAGGGTGCCGTACGCCTCGGTCAGCGCCTTGAAGTTATCCCGCTTGCGCGACAACATGGCAGTGACGAACGCGGTCAGCAGTGACGAGCTGGCGATCAGCGTCACAAGCTCGCTCGGGCTCAGGTCCGCAACAACGTCAAGCATCAAGCCACCTCCGCGTGCTTGCCGCTGGCGGGGGCCTTGTCGGCGCCCTTGGGATCGCTCGACGTGCGGGTGTTGGTGGCCGCCAGGGCGCCGCCGAGCACCGCGACGATCGCCGCCATGAGAGGCGTCAACGTCGAGTCAGTCGCCCACCCGAAGCCGACGACGAACGCCTGTACAGGTGGCAACAGTCCATAGACCCACCGCCGGAACCCGTCGCGGGTGTTGGCGAACGCGAGGGCCGGGCTGGCGATGCCGAGCACCAGGGCGACGATCAGTTTTGCGCTGTCCTCGCTGGCGACATTCCAGGTGACCATTGCCGTAACGAGGTACGGGCTCAGCACGTGAATCTGCAGCCGCAGATCCTCCCACGTACGAATACCGAGGCGCTCGTCGGCGAACAGCACGACGGCCGCCCAAACCCTATGCAACATGCCGACTATCGTCTCAGCGGGTCGGTTCATTTTCGGCCCCTCACGCTGCCATCGCGCGCATGTGCGCGACGGCGTGCTCGTAGTAGGTGACACCCGGCGAACGCTCGCGCAGGTGGTACTCGGTGTGAGCGGCGGTGATCGGCTTCTTACCGAAGAACACCATTGCCTTGACGATCGCCTCCACGGCCGCGGGGAACTCCTGCAGCGGGCTCTGCAGAATGCCCATGACCTGCTGCACGATGCCGAACACGTCAGTGATGCTCGACAACTTGATCAGCCGGAAGATCGCCGTCATGTCCTCGCCGACGTCGTTGTTTGGGACGTTGGCGTAGATATCGCCGGGGTCGAACTCGTCGACCCAAAAGCCAGGCGTGCCGACGAGATTCTTGTCGCTGATCCCACGGCCGCCGCTGGTGTCCAGCTCGCGCCGCGGGTTGCCGAACGTGGCGCCCGCCATCAGCTTGTAGTTGAGGTGCCGCAGTCGGCCGGTGCGGAACTCGTCGAGCAGATCCGACGTGACCCACGCGCCTTGCGAGTAGCCGCACAGCGCGTACCCGTCGGGCACCTCGACGGCAGGCTTGGCCTCATGCTGCAGGACGAGACTCACGCCCTCGTCGACACCGATCTTGGCCGAGGCGCCCATCGGGAACGTCTTGGCCGGGTACTTGCCGATCGGCTGGAAGTAGTACAGATCCTCCATGCGCCGCGCGAGGTCGGCCGGGTAGCCCGTCCACATGTCGACGCCAGTGCCCTGCGCGGTGAGCAGTACGGGCTTGCTCACAGAGCACCGCCCTTGCGCAGCACGCACTCGCTGCCAGCCAGCGCACACGACCCGTCGCCGCCACCGGCGGTCAGGACGCACGCGCCGCCGCCCTGCTCGCACACGACCTTTGCCGCGGGGGCCGTCGGCGTGGTCGGGGTGCTCGGCGCGGTCGGGCTCGTCGACACCGGCGGGACGCTAGCGAGGATGCGCTGCGCGAGCTGGCGATCGGCCTGCCGGTCGGGGTACTTCACCGGGTCGGCCGCCGCGATCGACCGCAGCAGCGCCAGGGCGCCGGGGTCGCCGATCTTGGCGAGGTCCATCACAAGCGCCACGTGATCGTTTCCGTCGTCGTTCAGTGCGATGCCAGCGGCCGTGTCGATCAGACCCTCGCCGAGGGCGCGCAGCGGCGAGCGGGACGGGAACCGCTTGCGCAGCTCGCCGGTGTCGGGGGCTGCCAGCCAGCGCAGCAGGTCGAGCACCTCGCGCTGCTCGGCCGGGGTGAGTGCAGACAACAGATCCTCCTGTGTGGTTGTTTCGATACCGAGGGCCGCCGCGAATGCGGTTGCGGTGAGCCCGTTTGCGGCGTTCATGTCGCAGTTGCCGAACGGCGGGGCGCTCTCGGGTAGGCCGCCGCCGTAGCCCTGCCCGTTGGTGTACTGGTGGGCGATCATGCCGGGATAGGTTGGGAGACGGCCGTATCCGGCGACGACCAGCCGCACGCCCTCGGGCTTGCGCGGCCATAGGTTGTTGAGGTCGCCGGTGTTGCCGTAGCCGATCACCTTGCGCCGGTCGCCGATGTATGCGGCGATCTGCTCAAACGCGGCGTTGATCCCGTCGGACTGGTCGCCGCCGATCTGGCCGCCCCAGCTCTCGACGTCGAGCATTACCGCCATCTTGGGATGCGGCTCCCCCACTTGAGCTTTGAACGTGTTGACCGCTGCGCGCCAGTCGGGCCGCCAGACGAGGTAGACGATGAAGAACGCGAGGCGCCCGTCGTCGGCCGCCCGCTTGCACCAGGCGTAGTTGCTCGCCCAGTCGAGGTCGCGGTGCGTGCCATCGTTGGATCGGATGCACAGCACCCGGTACCCGGCGTCGGTATAGGCGTCGGTGACCGGCGCCTGCCACTCGGACACGTCGGCGTACAGCGTGTCAGCGGGCTCGGGAACCGTTGGCGCCGTGCCGTCCTCGTCGATCGTGCCGGGCAGGTACGCCCATGCGTTCGCGTACGGGTTGTCGACCGTCCATGCCGCGGGGGCCGTCACCAGGCCCTTGCTGCCCGCCGACTCGATCCGCATACCGTCCAGCTCGCCCCACATGTGCGAGTTGGCGCCGCCGCCGGGGCCGTGATGAAACGCGAGCTTGGCGACGGCGTTAGCCGGAATATCCTGCGGCCGTGCGACGGCGACGGTGCCGAACGGGCCGGGCACGCCGTCGGGCAGCGAACCGCCCTCACTCTTGCGCCGGTACGACTCGGTGGTCGCGCCCTCGGACTCGCGGCCCCACTTGAACCGGCCGACGACCATTGCGAGAACGTCATTCCAGATACCCGAGCAGTCGGTGCCCTGCCGCAGGTTGGTCTGACTGATCATCCCGCCGTACGAGTAGGCATTGCCCAACCGCGGGGTAACGAGGCCCTTGGCGGCCTCGACGTTTGCGCGCGTAATCAACTGTATGCCTTCGCTTTCCGTGGATTAAGTCAGGTCGTAGACGTGCGACGGGGTGACGTCGACCGAGCCCGCGGCGTTGAGGGTGACGCCGGGCGTCAGCGGCTTTGCGTACAGGAACGTGCCGTCGGACTTGCGCACGCTGTAATAGGTGACCGCGACACCAGCCGGGACGGCGAAAGTCTGTGTGCTGCCAACGATTTGCGCCTTGCCGTTGTCATTGCCGCCCGACACGATCGCCGCGGTGCCCCACGTGGTCGTCTTGCGGGCGTAACTGCCGCCGGTAATTTCGTTGGCGCCGGTGACGCCGGGATCTGCAGAGTGCAAACTGATCAGGGCGCCCTGCGCCCCGATCGCCGTGATAATCGCCAGCTTGAAAACGTCGGCTGCTCCAGCCATGTCGTGCTCCTATTCAGTTGTTAGCCACGTACCGCGCGCACGACGAATCGCCGCAGGTCAGATTGTGTGTATGTGGTAGGCCGACGGGGTTGCTACTGGTAGGCGCGGAACCACGCGGAGCCGATGCCCCCGACGCCGCCGCCGCTGATACCCGAGAACAGCCCGCCCTCGCCGCCACTGCCACCGCCGCCGGGAGGATTGCCCTTCGCGGCATAGCCAGTCGTCTGCAGACCGCCGACGCACAGAACGCCGTTAACGGTCTTGTCGCCGGGGCTCAAACCGGCGACAGCGGAATTGGCTGCACCGCCGCCACCGGCTGCGCTCAGCGTCAATGTGCCTGCGATCGCCGTCGTCGGGCCGCCCGAAGTGAAACCACCAGGGGCGCCGCCCGAGCCGCCCACGCCGACTAGTCCGGTGATCTGCGCCAACGTCCACGGAATGTCGACACCGCGGGTGAGTGTGACCACCTGCCAGACGCCCGCACCGCCGCCGACGCCGTGCTGATACGCGGCATTGCCACCTCGACCGCCGCCGCCCGCACCCAGCAGCACGACGTCAATCAACCGACACCACCACGGGATCGTGTACGTGTAGGCACCAGCCGCCGTAACCTGCAGGGCGGCCGGGGCGTTCGCAGGGAATGCGCCCACACCCGACGCCACGCTCGACGAGCTTGCGTCGGCGGTCGCCTTGAGCAGTGCTGCCGCAGCCGCGGTGCTCGACCCGACCGCTGCCGCAACGAGTTTGGCGACCATCGCCGCCGACGCGGTGCTCGTCGACACCGCGGGGCCGTCGGCGTAGTACCGCTCACGGGCCGCCGCGCTGGCAGTGCTCGTCGACACCGCGGGGGCCGCTAGCCGCAGCAGCACCGCGGCCTGCGCCACGTCCACCGACAGCGCCCGTGCCGTCACCGTGACGGCCACCTGCGCCTGCGCCCGTGACAGGCTCAGCGCCGCAGCCAGCTCGTTAACCACGGCCTGCCACCCGACGAGGGGGGCGTGCCCCGCGGCTGGCTCGGGGTCAACCGACCAGCCGCGGGCCTTGCGTTGGAAGGGCTGCGGGTCACTCGACCACGCCATGACGCCGCCTCTCAGTCGTCAGGGGATTGCCGTGCAGTGATCCACGCCGCGCCGGAACCGCCGTTGTAGCCCTGCAGGTACGGCGCCGCACCAGAGCCACCGCCGCCAGGGAAGCTGCCGCCCGCGTAATTCGCGTCGGTGCCACCGAAGTACGTTTTGCCGCGGTACTGGTAGTTAGGCGAACCACGGCCGGGCGTGTTCGGGTTGGGGTTGTCGGGGTTGTGCGCCGGGCCTTGACCGGACCACGGGCCGCCACTGCCGACCAACTGCTGCACCGTGCCATTGAGGTCGACCCACCCGACGATCGACGCCCCGCCTCCGTTGCCGGGGCCGCCGGTGATCGTGCCGCCCGTGCCGACTACGACCGTGATCTGCGATGCGTTGGCCGGGAAGTCGACACCACGCTGCAGTGTCTTCGACACCCACGTGCCATACCAACCGCCCTGCCCGGTAGTGAACGCGAACGACGAGCCACCAGCACTGCCGCCGCCGATCGCCACGACGTCGATGTACATGGCCCACGCGGGGATCTGGTACGTGTAGGTGCCCGCGGCGTCGTACTCGGACGTCACGGGTGCCTCGTAATCCGCTGACACATTGGAGATCCCGAAGGACAGCCACGGGATGCCAGCGCCGGTGTACCCAACACTGCTCGCCGCGATCATCGCCGGGCTGCGGGCACCGCTCGGGTTGCGCACCGCGCCGAGGCGCTTGGGCGCGGCCGTCGGATGGTTCGGAACCCACGACGCCGCCATGCCCGCGATCGCGTGCGTGCCCGATCCAATGACGACGAACTCGGCCGCCAGGACGTCGCCAGGCTCGACGACAACCTGATTGGCGCCCGAGAATACGTACGACTGCCACGCCCACGTCGCGGTGAGCTGTGACTGCAGATCCGGCGAGGTGTGCAGCAGCGTAAGGTCGCCCGCCGCGTTCATGCGGTAGACGTTCACGTAGAACCCCGTGATACTGGCGACGCCGTTGCCGAGCCACTGCACGAAGCCCTTGGTTGAGCCCTCGGCGGCGCGGATGAACCCCATTGGGGCGACGGTCGACGACACCGTGATGCTCGGCGGCGTTGTGCCCGAGGCGATATCGGACAGCGGGAACGATGCCTCAACCGTGTCGGCGAGCCCGAGGTATGCGGGCTTGTTGCGACGCTCGGACAGGATCGCGGTATGCGCCTGCGCCAGCCGTACCGCCTGCGTGATATCGAGCGACGTCTGCTGTGCCGCCTGCGCGAGCGCCGCCATGCTCTTGCTGGTGCCGTGCTGCCCAGTGAACGCCGACCACAGGTAGTCGATCGTGTTCTGAATCGACTCACCGATATTGGCGATACCGTTGATGCCCTCCATGACGAGGTTCGGCAGCGTCGGGATATTGCGGACGTTGATCAGTTGCGAGGCATCGAAACTGCCGTCGAGGCCGAGGTGCACGATTCGGTCGATGATCGAGTGAATGGTGCCGCCGATCCCACCGGCCGCCGCGTTGAGGAACTCCTGCCACTTGTCGAGGCCGAGGAAGTTCCCGAGCTGCTCGACGGCGCCCTCGATCGCCGACCATGCGCTCGCCAGCTCGTCGCCGAGCCCGTCCACGAAGTCGATGTGCAGCAGGTTGCCGCCCTTGGCGAGCCGAAGGTCGTCGAACCAGATCGAGCCCGACGTCGCGCCGTTGGTGACGGCCAGGCGCAGGCGCACGCTGGCGACGCCCGACGCCGGGACGGTGTACGTGCCGCTGAGCTTCACCCAATCGCCCGTGCCGGTCACGGTGGACATGAGCGCCACGGTCGGCCGGTTCGGCGCCGTCGTTGCCTGCGTGGCGCCCTTGGCGTCGGAGTAGGCCGTCAGCCCGAGGTATATCGAGCCGTTGGTGCCGGTGACGTTGGCGCGCTTCACCCACCCCTCGACGTCGAGCTTGGTGCCGGGCACGACCGGGATCAGGTCGACGCTCAGCAGTTCATGGATCGTGCCGTCGGCCAGCGTCAGTGCCGAGCCCGGCGACGTGCGCCCCTCGGTCGCGTCGAGCGTCCACTTGCCCGCCGGGTCGTCGATCGCCACGACGTCGGTAAACGCGCCGTTCGGCAACAGGTTCGGCGACGCCTGCGACACGTGCCCGAGAGGCAGCAGCGGCAGACGGCCGGGGTCGATGATGCCGAACAGTTGGTCGCCTGCCCACTTGGCGAGCTGCGCCAGCCCCGACAGCGGGCCGCCGACGTACCCGAGCACCTGCCCGATCATGTCGGCGATGTGCTGCGGGTCCAGGGCGCCGCCGATGATGTCGCCGAGGGACAGCACAAGCGCCTGCGGCGAGGACAGGTCGAGGCCCGTCAGCTCCTTTAGGCCCTTGAGCCACTCGGCCCAGATCGTGCCGGGGTCGAGCTTGGGCAGCCTGGCGGGCTCGGCGAAGATCGACCGCAGCGGATCGCGGTCGACCCGCAGCGGATTGCGGTCATAGACGGGAGGCACTTACTTGCCCCCCGCCTTGCGCCAGGCCGACTCTGCGGTCAGCCACTCGATCGTCACCTCGGAAACTGCGCCGGTGCCGGTGAACTCGCGCCAGTCGTACTCGTCGGCGCGCAGCGGCAGGAACTCCGCGGCCTTGGGAGGCAGCTCGGTCCAGGGCAACTCGCGCTCGGCGTACTCGACGATCGTCAGGCCGTCGAACCCGGCGGCCCGCTCAAACGACTCACGGGTGAGCCACCGCACGACCTCGACGTCGGTGCCCGGCTCAAGCGGAACGATCGTGCGGTAACTCTTGGTGTACGGCATGGTTGGTTAGCTCCCTTGTGGCACAACGAGGATCGAGAGCTGCGCGCCGTTGCGGTTGAAGATGTAGGCGCCGAACAGACCGTCGTTGTAGAGGTTGACGCTGATAACGGCCGACGCACCGGCGGCCACTGTGGCGACGCCGTTGTCGGGAGACACCGCCACCGCGGGATCAGAGCCCGAGGAAAAGTGCGGCAGGATGTTCGACCACGACGCGATGTTGCCGAAGCCACGGCCGATAAGCTGGCCGCTCTGCGGGTCGCCGAGGCGCACCTCGACGCCGATCGTCAGCGGGTCGCTGTCGAACTCAAGCCCAAAGGCTTTGAGGTGCCCCGTGACGTACGGGGTCCACGCGAAGTCTTGCGGCTCGACGGTGTACTGCAGGATGCTCTGCCGCTGCGCGAGGCCGGTGAACGGCGTAAACGCCGCCTCGGGAACCGAATACAGCCGCGGGTGCTTGGCCGCGAAGTCCGACGGCACCCACAACTGCTTGACTTCCGACCACACGATCGACTGCCCGTCAGTCGGGGGCTCGCTGTTGTCGTAGTCGGGGGCGTCGAGAATGTTCGTAGAGGGACCGACCGGGCCGGGAGGTGACAGCGCCCGCACCTTGATGTGCGGGTTAAGGCTTGTCCCGCTGCGGATTACCTCATCCTTGACGCCGGGGCCGCGCTCCGACATGGGGATGGTTTCAAACTCAAACGATATCTGCGGGGTTGCGCCGGGAGGCCCCGCCGGGCCAGGGCGCACCATCTGAAACTGATTGCCAGTCCAGACGTACACGACAGTGCCGATCCACCAGCCCTTGCCCTTGTCGGCGATGGTCAGCTCGTCCTGCAGCTCGACCAGCTCAGTCGGCGAGTCCAGCGGCGGCCACTGCAGATCCACCAGCGGCGCCGGGTCGCCCTTGTCACCCTTCGGGCCGATCAACACGTCAGTTGTGATGACGGCCTCGCCGTCGATCATCTCAAGCGTTGCGGACATGCCGCCCGGCGTATTGCCGTCTCCCACAATGCCGTACCACGTCGCAGACATGAGCGTCTGAAACAGTGCGACCGCATCGCCCGTCAGCCGGGGCGCAAGCTCGGCCATATGGTGCTCCTATTCAGTTATGTTTGCCGACCCGCAGCACAGCCGCAGGTCAGGGCATGATTCCGGCCACGCCGGCGGGTTAGCTAGTCGTCGAACTCGATCGACGTCTGCACGTGCCAGGCAGTGCGGGCGTCGAGGTCGACGTCGCCCTCGTCCTCGACGGCGGGCTTGCCGGTCGCCCGGCGAATGAACTCAGCGCGTGCCGCCTCGGACAGCCGAGGCAGATCGTCGAGGGTGGCGCCGTGCAGCTCGTCCTCGATCGAGTCGGGGGCGTCGATCGGCACCCACTCGACTGCATCCTCGACCACACCGGCCGTGAGCGGCATACGCCGCTTCTTGATCACGGCGCGGCCGGGGTCGACGACACAACCTGCCTGCGCGAGGTGAAACGCAAGCACCGGCAACAGATACCGGACGTCGTACCGTCGGCCCCGGCTGTCGACCGGGTAATGCAGCAGCTCCGCAATGTCGTGCATCGCGTCGGCGATCGTGTGCGTGCCCGGCTCATAGTCGGGCACGTCGGGCAGCGGCGGCAATGGTGGCAACACTTAGAACATGTCTCCTGATCCGAATAGAGTGCCGAGCGCGTTCCAGAACGCCGAGGCATCGCGGGCCAATTGGGCTAGGCCGCTTTCTGATTCCGTGTCATCACCGATCGACAGGTCGTACGTCTTGGGCGTCGACTCGTCGTAGTGCAGCTTCAATGCCGACACCTGATCTGTGTGATAGATACGGTCGATCTCAAAGTGACAGCGCGTACCGAGGTCGAAGTCGTAGAACAGCGTGTGCTGCCCACCATTTCGCACCGACACCTTGAACGCCTGATAGGCGCGTGTCTTGTGGTGCCCCTCGGCTAGCGTCATCGCCGACGCAATCGTGTACGCCGACCCGCTACCCTGTTCAAAGTGCTCTAGGTAGCCGTAAGGCCCAGACCTGAACGCGCGCACCGGATCTGTGGCCTGTATGTAGGCCAACAGCACGTTGTCGGCCTGCCCCTGATAAATTTCCTCCATGCCCGAGCTGCCGGGCTGCTGGTAGGAACCGGCGGGGCCAGCCATGATTACGGCCGAAAGTTGGCTCAGCGCATACTTAATCAAAAATGTCTGCGTTTGGTTAAGCCAGCCAGGCGAGCGGCCTCCCGTGGTTATCTTCTGCGCTTTCGCACGAAACATGCTGTGCTCAGCGGAGATAATCGCGGACTGCTCCGTATCCCGAAACACTATGTCGGGCACCGGCGGTGCGATGCCGAACAGGTTGCGGATGAACGGGTCAGGCTCCCCGTCGCCATCACGGTCGATCGGAAAGAGCGTGCTCAGAATGTTGTCGGCCGAGACTGCGATCAGATCGAGCGCACCGTCGAGGGCCGTGCCCGTGATACCGACAGTGCCCGACATGTCCTCTACCGCAAGCACAATGCAGTTACGCGACGGCCGGGCCGCCGCCTCGCCGATCAGCAGAGCAAGCTCGGGGTGCGGGCTGTCCTCGTCCTCGGTCAACCACGTGTACGCGCGAACGTGACACCCGGCGTACTTGAGCAGCGCGTCGCACACGTCGTGCGCGTTCTGCCACCGCGACATGAGCACCGACAGGCGCGACCTGTCGAACACCGGATTGACGAACTGCATTTGAACGGGCCAGTTCAAGGGGTTGAGGTTCAACACATTTGACGCCTCGCCAGTCCACGCGCCGGGGTTGAACAACTGCGTAGGCAGCGCCAACAGCGGGTTGTAGTTGCGGGCCAGGTTGATGAAACCCGTTCCGCTCACGATGGTTCGGGTGTTGCCAATGTTGAGCCAGGCCCGCAACGGCTGCACCTCGGGCGCCGAGAACGGCGTCGCACCGAATAGCAGGTGCTTCCAATGTTCGCGGTTGTGAGCGCATTCCAGCGTCACAGTGCGCAGGCCGTCCTCGCCACGCTTCACGCGCACGTTGGTGACCTTGGCGCCCCACCGCCACCGCCACGACCGGCGATGCGGGTAGGGGTCGATCGTGACGTGCAGATCCTCGTCCTTGCGGACGTCGGAACGCATGAACTCGACGAGCCAGTCGTCGCCGCGCAGGACGATATCGCCCTGCCCGGTGTCGTGCAGCATTTCCTCGGCGTCGACCGACTTCTCGGCCGCGACGGTGCCGATATACCGCATCTGGTTGTCCCACAACCGAATGAGCGGCTTCTCGCGTGCCTCGGCGTCGATCAGATCGCGCTTGAGGTCGAGGTATCGGTACGCCTCGATTGGATTCTTGACGGGATCGGGAACACCGTTGCCGCCGATCGGCGGCGGCACCCACAGCTTGCGGCCGTTCTGTACGTACATTACGACCACGCCATGCGGTAGTTCTGCGGCATGATGCACGTCACCGAGCCCGTCGGGTTGTCGTGCGTCACCTTGATGTGCGCGACCTCGCGCGGCGGGATCTTCCCGTCGAACCCGATACCGCCGGGGATGCGGCGCTGTGCCGGTAGACGACTCGCCGTGACGTCGTGCAGCAGCAGGTCGATCAACTGCGACCCGCGCAGATACTTGTAGAGCTGCGAATCAACCGGGTCTTTCTCGGTTGTGATCGTGCGCTTAGTCGGGTCGGTGTCAACCATCATGTAGTCGCCATCCGTCGGGTACAGCTTGGGCAGCTTGACGATTGGGCCGCCGGTGCCGTCTTGGATGGACGCCTGCCCGTGCCCCTGCACCAGGTACTTGGGCCACGCCTCCCACGTGCCGCGGTTCGGGCAGGAGATAATGCCTTGCGCTACACCATCATTGGCGAGCACGTTGTCGAGGCTCGACAGCCACGGCTTGCTCAGCGTGCGCTTGGCGTAGAACGGCCATGGCGCGTGAAACGTGATGTTCCACTGCATCGAGTTGTTGTCGTTGCTCACCGGGTCGACGCGCAGCGACGTCTTGGACGGGCCTGCGAGCAGTACCGCCAGCCACCGCCAGCCGTGCGTACGGGTGAACGACCCGAGGAACCCCGGCACCGTCTCAGACAGCGACGACCACCAGGAATCTTCAATCAGCCGGTAGGAGAACGGGTTAGGCTCCTCGATCCGCTCGGCGTTGCCGTTCGGCTGGATGACGACACCGAGGTCGATCGTGCGCTTTTTGTAGTTGACCCGCTCAGGCTTGGCGCCGATCGTGTACGCGCCCTCGCTGTAGAGGATCTCAAACTCGGGCTGCATGACGCCCTCAAGCTCGGTCGCCAGCGCGACGCCTTCACGGCCGCGCATAGGCCCGGCGAGGTGCCACACCTTGTTGTTGCTCGGGTGGATATAGACCCACTTGGTTTGCGTCGACCGCAGGTACTCGCCATTGCGGCCCATGTCGGCCCAATTGGTCATGCGCCGCCAGGACGGGTGCGCCGGATTCTCGACGCCGTACAGCGGGCGTCCCTCGGCGTCGTATTCGTACTTTGGCGGGTCGAGATAGAAGTCGTCGTGAATGCCGCCGAGACTCACCGGATTGTGCCCCCGTATTCAGTTGTATTGTTAGCCAGCTTGGGCGCCGGCAGAGCGGGCCGCCGCAGGTCAGAGACTTGCGACGGCCCGCCGTGCGTTTGCTGCTTAGGTGTAGCGCCTGCGGGAGTTGAGCTCGCTGCGGAACTGGCCGCGCAGGGCTGTCGGGTCCATACCGACGTTGCCTGCGAACACGACGTCACCCGACGGGCCGGGGGCCGCGCCTTGGCTCTGTCCGTGCTGCTGCTGTCCTTGCCCGCTCGGCACGAATGCCGACATGGCACCGAGCGCGCCCGAGGCGACACTCGATCCCCCGGCACCGGCTACCGCAGGATTGAACTCACCAGGCGCCAGCGCCGGGCTGCCACTCTCGGCAGTCCAGCCCGCGGCCTGATCGCCCGCAGGGTTGCGCTCACCGGGCGCGAGAGACGTCAGCAGACCACCGAGGCCGACCGCATCCGCTGCGCCGCTTGCGAAGCCACCAGGGCTCGTAGCGGCGCCCGCTGCGCTGGCGTCCGCACCGGCGCCGCCCGAGAGCAGACCACCGGCGAAGTTGATACCAGCCATGAGCGACTTAACCGTCGGCCACTCAAGCGGATTGCTGAACAGCGACCCGTCGAGCCCGATCGACTCAAGCGCCCCCGAAACGAACGTCTTGCCGAAGTCCGCTCCGGTCAGGCCGCCGCCGCTCGACGAGCCCGCGGTGCCCTCCTTAAACTTGCCCTTGGTGCGCAGCTCGGTGTCGGCGTTGGTTACCTCGGTCACCTTGTCGTGAGCCTTGGCCTGCCGCTCCTGCGCGTCGGCCAGCTCACGGTTGGAGACGTCGAGAGAGTGCTGAGCGTCGTCGACACCCTTGCCCTTGGCCTTCGCGTCGTCGAGCCGCTGCTGCGCCTTGTCCCGCCGGTACGTCGCGTCGTCGACCGCCTGGTCGGCGTTCTTCGCCGACGTCTTGGCGCTGTCGACCTTCTTCGACGAACTGCTGAGCTGCGAGCTGGTCGCCGCCGTGTAGGAACCACCGCCGCTGCTGGCGCCGCTCGCCGACGTGCTCGACCCGATCGTCGAGGCGTCGCCGTCGAGGCCCGTGAACGCTTCCGGCGGCAGGTGCATACGGTTGGTGAACTGCGACGCCTCCGCGCCCACAGCAGACCCGCCGAACTGCCCGTTACCCGCAGCGCCGCCCATCTCAAAGTGCGTGCCGTCGGGCAGCGTGGCCGCCGTGTGACCGCCACCAGGACCGCCGTTGTACCAACCGATCGACAGCGAGCCCGCCGGGCCTAGACCCGACTTGAACCCACGCGCAGCCAGCTCGTCACCCTCGGTCGCCGTAGCGAACCGCGAACCGAACGGATCTCGACCCGTCGCATAGTTGGCGATCGCCGACACCGCACCCGAGCAGTCGCCCCAGTTGACGCCACCGCGCACGTACGGCTTGCCGTCCACGCCTCGCGCGAACTCGACCAGATCGTCGGACGACACCAGGCCGCCGTCGGCGAACCGAGGCAGCAGACCGCCGAGGATCTCAGACAGCGGCACACCGGCGTTGATCGCCTGCAGCAGCGGGAGGTACCGGCTAGTGGCCGCCGCGTTGGTGACGAACTCACCATTGGCGACGCGCACCATTGCCGGGAACCCGAGAATGCTGTCGCTTGTGCCGGTGCCGGGGCCGCTGATCCGGCCGCCGTCGGCGTACCGAGCCATGCCGCCCGCGATGTAGCCACCACTGGCAGCGCCACCCAACCCGAGCGCACCGAGCACCTTGCCGCCCGCACCCTTGAGCGCGTCGGTCACGGTGCCAATGCCGTTGACGATCTTGTCCCAGATACCGCCGATCGCACCCCACACCGACGTAACGACGTCCTTAACGGCGTTGAACGCGGTAACGATCCCGTCCTTGAAAACGCCTACGCCCGTGCCGATCTTGTCGAGCGCACCCGTGAACAGATCCCAGATCGTCTTGACGCCATCCCACCACGTCGACACCGCAGTGCCGATCGCCGCGAACGCGGGAACCGCGACGTTCTGCCACAGCCACATGATGACGTCGCCGACACCCTTGACGGCGGGTTGCACGAAGTTCCAAACCGCTTGCACGCCAGTCCACCACGCCGAAATAGTCGCGGCGATGCCGGTAAACGCGGGCACGACGACGTTCTGCCACAGCCAGCCGATCACCGCGCCGAGGCCCTTAAGCGCCCCGATCGCCGCGCCAAATTCCAGCTTGGCGACGCTCAACCACAGACGGCCGAGCCACTCGACCGCAGGCTTGATGAACTCCCACACAGTCTTGATCGCATTGCCCAGAGCCGAAAACGCCTGCTTTGCAACGTCGCCAATCTTCTGCAGCCCCGGCTGTATCTGCTCCCACGCCTTGCCGAGAGTGTTCTTGATCCACTCCCACGCCGTCGAGGCCGCCGCAGTAATCGCCGTCCAGATCCGTGCCCACATCTTGCGGCCCGTCTCGGTGCGCGTGAAAAACGCCCACAGCGCCGCGCCGAGCGCGACGATACCGACCACGATCAGGCCAATAGGGCTGGCGATAAACGCGGCGTTGAACAGGAACCATGCGGTACGCGCGATCTTGGTTGCGTTGGCAGCCAACAGCATTGCGGTGTTGTACACGGCCATGCCGACTGCCATTGCCTTCACGGCCGCAACCGTGATGAGCAGCAGCGGCGACAGCGGCGCGAGGTACGCGACGATCGACGCCAGCGGCGGGGCGATCGTGGCGAGCGTGCCAGCCCACGGGGTGAACGCTGCGACGAGCGCAGGGATTACCGGGGCGAGGCGCTCCATCACCTGCGACAGTGCGGGCATGAGGATCTTCGCCATTTGCACCAGGCCCGGCACGGCCTGCGCGATCGCAGCCCCGAGAGCCTTGAAGCCAGGCGCGAGCGCCGGTGCCGTCACCTGCCCGATTGCGCGGATGCCCTCAAGCACTGGCTTAATCACGTTCCAGGCGTTGACAACCGACGCGCGCAGCGTCTCAAAAACGTTCTTCATCTGCTGCGCGTCAATGTTGCGCAGCCACTCACCAGCCTTGAGCAGAGTCTCGTTGATCCCCTTGCCGGTGCCCGCGAACGTGTCGGCGGCCGTAGCCGCGAACTGCAGCAGCCCCGTCGTCAGACCCGACAGGCCCGACTCGCCGAGGAAGTTCTGAAAGAAACGATCCGACGCCCCGAACATCTTGTCGAGGGCTCCGGTAGCGGTAGGCCCGGCGAGCGCGCCCGCCAGCTCGTTGCCAATGCGGCCCATCGTCGTCGTGAGCGCCTGCGCCCGCGGGCGTAGTCCGTCCATCACGCCGCCGAGCGACGCGAACGCGGGCTCTAGCGTCGCCGAGAACGTGTCAACGATCCCGTTCTTGAGGTCGCGGAACGAAGACAGCAGCGGCCCCATACGGGCGCCAACCATCTTATTGAACGCCTCGTCGGCATCCTTGAACTGCTCGGTAAAGGTGCCCGCCGCGTCGGTCAGGCCCTTAAACCCGATCTTGAGCACGCCGATAGCGGGACCGAGAATGCCGACCATTGCACCGGCCGCGACACCAGCCGCCGCGCCGACGTTGAGCAGGAACCCCCACACGCCCTTGAGCACAGCCCCGAGGCCGGTAGCCGCCGCGGACGCCAGCCCGATTGCCAGCGAGGCGCCGACGGTGGCGAGCGCAAACCCCTTGGCTGCGCGCTCCATGAACGACAGCGCCTTGCCGACGGCCGCCAGGACGAGCAGCGCCGACGTGATGCGCGAGACTTGCTTAGACAGCCGCCCGGCGAGGCCCGCCAGCAGCGCCAGGGCGCCAGCCAGGCGGGCGAGGCTCACACCGGCGACCAGCCGCAGGGCCGTTGCGCTGGCGAGCAGCCCGACGCTGAAACTGCGGGCGATCTTGGCGGCGATGCCGATCGTCGTCGCGGCGACACCCACGTGCCGCACGACCGAGCTGGCGGCGTTGCCCGCCATCTTGAACCCGCCGGTGATCGTGCCGAGCCCGGCGCCGATCCCAGCGGCGGCCGACGAGAAACCGCGCTTAAAGCGTTCGCCGTAAGAGCGGCCGTCTCGCTCGGCCTGCCGCTGGTCTACCTTGGGGTGGATAGTGACGTTATCGGCCCGTGCTGCGGCCCGACGAATGCCCTCGTATACCCGGCTCGTCTCTGGAATAACGGTCAGGTAATACGTCGCTGCCACTGTGCCCCCTACTTGCGTTTGTGCTTTTCGCGCCAACGCTTTTCGCGTTCGGCGCGCATTTCTAGGAACTTGCCGACCGTTGTCTTGGTCGCCACGGTCGAACCGACAGAGACGTACTCGCTTTCGCCGCTTGCCTTTTCATCGTCAGCGGGCCGCGGGAACGGTTCGGGCAGGTTCTTGGCTGGCCGCTTCTGCGCATCCTCGGTGTTCTGCCACAACCCCACCCGCAGCGCGTCGATGACGTGCGCGAGCAGATAATCGGTTGTGTTCCAGCCCTTCTCAAAGGCATGGAAGATTGCAGACTGCGGCGGCGCCGCAAATATGAATGCGTACAGGTCAGCCCAAGACATGCTGCCGTCGTCGAACTCGCGGCCCGCGACGATTAAGTCGCGGCGAATCGCGTCCTCTACCTGTTGCGTCGCCGCGCAGACCTGCGAGATTTTCCCTCGATCAGCCCGCCGTCCTTGCCCCAGCCCTCTACGAAGTCATTCCACGGCTTCTCGTCGAGGCTGTCGAGGATCTCCAAAGCGCGCTCGCTGGCGTGCATTTCGATGAGCGCGAACGTGCGCTCAAGATCGGACAGGTGCGCGTGCTGGCGAATCCATCCCGGCGGGGGCTTGCGCAGGCACCGCTTGACGGCGATCGTCGCGCCCTCGGGGAACTCGGCGACACCGTAGTCGGGGTCGAAGTCCTCGGCGTCGAACTGGCCGACGAACAGCTCAGTGCCCTCGGGGTAGTCCTCGGCCCATTCCTCTGCGATCGAGGCGCGCTCGTCGGCGCTGGCCTCGACGGGCTCGGGGGCCTGGTCGTCGTCGACAACCTCGGGGTTGGTCTTGGTCTTGGTAGCCATAGTCATTACCTCCTGTAGTGCTTTCCTGGGATTCCCTGGTGTGCCTTGCGATTTGGTGAGGCATCCCGCGCGCCCACCAGGATTAAGCGCGCGGGATGCCGGTACACGGGGCGTACTAGACGCCGACGGTCACGCCGTCGTCGCTGTACTGGATGACGTGGTTGCCGTCGGTGCCCTTGAGCACCTTGAACGTCGGCTCGAACGCCATCGGGGCGTTGTGAACGAGCTTGATATCGGCGAGGCTGGAAAGCTGCGCGATCTGCGCGACCTGCCGAATGATCTTGTCCTCGTACACCGAATCGAGGACGAGGCTGCACCGCTTGGGCAGCTTGGAGTTGATGAGCACCTTCATGCGGGCGCCGTGCGCAGCGGTGGCCGCCGCGGTGGACACGTTGCCAGCGCCGAAGATCGCCGCGTTGACCTCGGGCGAGAGCACCTGAAACAGCGACATGCTGTACTCGATCGAGAACTTGTCTCGCAGCGCGCCGATCTCGTCGCCGCCCCACACCTCGATAGGCGTGGTCTGGCTGTCGATCTTGATCGTCACGCCGTCGGCCGAGACAAAGCCGAGGTTCTTGAACAGCGGGTCGAGCGGCTCGTCAACGTCCTCGGGCAGCTCGGTGCCGAACGGTGCGAACCACAGGCCGCCAACGGTTTCCAGGTCCGACGGCGAGGCCGCGAACACCTTGGATGCGTCGCCAAAGGCGGCCGGGGTGGGTGCGGTCATATTGCGCTCCTATCCGCCCACGACATGCGGGCACTGTGAACACCCCCGAACCCGTCTGGCTTGAGGGAGGTTTGCTTGGTAGGTGTGTTTGCTAGTGCCTGCGGCGATATGCGATCGCCGCAGGTGAGGGCCGGTGCTCGAGAACCGCCGGCCAAGTTGCTACGCCTCGGGGCGTAGGCCGATCGTCCAGAACACGGCCGACTGCATCCCGAACAGCGGCACGCGCTTGTCGTCGAAGTCGGCCGGGCCGTACTCATGCGTGGCGCCGGTGATCCACACCGCGCCCTCGTCGGGCACGACGATGTGCTTGTGCACCGCGTGCAGCAGCAGCCGGTGCACCAGATCGGCGTTGCGTTCCAGCCGAACGAGGTCGCCGTCGTACACCCGCACACGAATCAGGCTGTGCTGCAGGAACACGTCGGTGCTCGTACCGGGCCGCGACAGCAGCGCGTACGACACCGGCTCGCCGTCGGGCACCTCACCACCGACGGGCAGCGGGTTGCCGCGCGCCGCCAGCTCGTCGAGTAGGTAGCGCCGTGCGGCCGTCAGCGGGCCGACTGGCGGGACGAGGACCGTCACGACGGCCCCAGCTCCGCAGATACCTGCATGAGCGGTGCGACGTCATCCTCGGCCGCGATCGCCTCGCCGGAATCGGCGCGCACGAACGCCCGCGCACGATCGCGGCTGTGAGCCGGGACCATCACGTAACCCTCGCCAGCGCCGTCGATCTGCGTCTGCGCGTCAGCCTTGCGTGCGGCCCGGTCGCGCAGATCCGCAGCGATACGCTCGATTTCGGCCTTCATCTCCGGTGAGGTACGGATATCGCGGTGCTCGCTGAACGGCATGTCAAGCGGTCGGTACGGCACGCTTCACCACCTTTCGCAGCGTCACCCGGTACCCCGGCGTGAACCCGAACGGCCCGAGGTTGTAATCCTCGGGCTCGCCTTGCACCAGGAACTTGCGCCCACGGGCGTCGGTCACCTGGTCGTCGTGGAACCAATCAGGGTCGGGCGTCACCATCGTGTACTCGGTGAGCACCTGGTCGGCGTCGGCCGCCGCAGAGCCGGGCTCGTCGACCCGACTCCGCAGCGACACGACGAACCGCTCCCGCGTGCGGGGCTCGGTCTTGACCTGTCCCGCAGCGTTTTCCCCGACTTTCACCTGCGTTGTGTGCAGCACTTTGTGCGTCGCGGGGAACATCAGTACCGCTCGCTCCCCATCGCAACCGAGGCCATGCCGCTGCGGTACGGCCGCAGACGGGCCTTGAGCGCAGCGGTGAGGTACGGCCCCGGCGAGCCGGTGCCCGGCGTGAACGTCACGCCGAACCCGTCAGCTTGCAGGCTCTGCGTTTCCGGCAGGATCTCCGTCGGCCGCGTCAGGGCCGCCGCGACCATCGCCGCCACTACCCGCGATATCGGCGGCGGTGTCGGCGTCGGTACCTCCGACGGCCACAGGTGCCCCGCTACGAGGTCGCTTGCTTCCTGCAGCAGCTCGCTTGCGTCCGTTAGCCCCTCGGCTAGGTCGGCCCGTCGTAGAGCCCTCAGCGCGGCCTGTACATCCGCTAGCGTCGCCAGCATTGCCCGCCCCCTCGTTGTTGTGTGCTTGCTCGGCGTCCAGCCACTCGGCAACGGCCGCCAGGTGCTCACGCTCGGCGGCAAGCCATTCGGCCACGCCCGTGCAGTCGATCCAGTTGTCGTCGCGCTCGACGAGCGCAGCCAGCGACGTGCCGGGTAGCACGTGGATGACTGCGCCCGTCAGGCTGTGCCGAACCCGCACTACGGGGTGAGGTCCGGCGTGATGACACCGACGGGCGTCTTGTTCTCACCCATCGCGGTCGCGGACACACCCAGCACGTAGGCGAACCGTGCCTTGAGTCGCAGCGCCACCATGTCGCGCTCGGCGAGGTTGATCTGATCCTCGCCGGTGCCAAGGGTGGCCTGATCGAGGAACTTCACCGTGATGTCCTGCCGCACGCCGATCTTGACGCGCGAGGCGTCGGCGACGATGCCGACAGCGGCGGTGGGGTCCCATGCGCCGTTGCGGTTGAAGTGGGTACCGAACCCGAGGAACGACCCGTCGCGGAACGCGAGGTTGCCGTCAGCGTCGCGGACGTTGGCAACCTGGTAGCGCAGCGCCAGGCTCGACAGCAGAGTGTCGGGCGCCCAACCGGCCATTGCGACCTTCTCGGCAACCTGGTTGGCAGAACCCACCAGGTCGGACGGGTTGGCGGTGCCACCGACGTGCGCGACGGCCTGCCCCGCGGCGATCGCGGCCTGTACCAGCGCCGGGCTCACCCACGATGCGGGCTTGTCGATGCCGAACATGACGGCCTGGTCGAGCTTCTTGCCGATCGCCTGCCCGCCCAGCTCGGCGACCTCGGTCAGGATCGCGACGGTGGCGTCGTCGATCACGTTCTCGTGCACCGGGATGATCACCGCGATTTCCTCGGCGACCAGCGTGCGGTTGGTCCACGTGACCTTGGACTGCGGCTTGACGCCGGTCGCCTCGGTCGCGGACTCGCCGACCCAACCGGCCTCGGGGAGGGTCGCCAGCACCGGGAGGTGCGTGGTCTTGGTGCCCATGTTCACGTTGGTGAACGCCGAAAGCACGGTGCTGCCCTGCTTGGCGGCGCTCAGCAGCGTGTCGCTGTACGCCTCTTGGATCAGGGTTGCGACCTCGGCGCGAGAAATGTCAGCCATTTTGGCTCCTATTCAGTTGTGTTGATCAACCGCCGAGGCCGTTCCCCGAGCGGAAGTTGTGTGATGCGGGTAGTTACTCGCCAGACCGCAAGCGCCGCAACGCTTCTACGGCCCGCACCTTCGGGTCGGTCGACGCGGAATCAGAGCCGGTAGCACCGCTCTTGAGACTGCCGCCGCCACCCGCGGGGTTGCGTCGCTGCTTCTTTTCCGGGGGCTGCTCGCCGCCGGAATGTTCCTCACGCCAGGCGATCAGCGCGTCAGCCGAGGCGATCATCTCGGCCTCGGTCTTGCCGGTCAGCGCCGAAACGGGGACGACCTTGCCGGGGCGGTTGGCGACACGATCGCGCAGCGACGTGAACTCTGCTGCCTCGGCGCGCTTCTCGGCCTCAGCGGCACGATCGAGAGCCTTCTGCAGCTCGGACTTCTCGCCCTCCTTGATCGCCGACAGCTCGGTCGCAGCGGACTGCAGCGGCGCCAGCAGAGCGTCAAGCTCGGCCTGCGTGTACGTCTTGCCCTCGCCGCCCTTCGGGGCGTCGCCGTCCTTGGCTGCGTGCTTGCCGCCTTCGGGCTGGTCGCCCTCGGGTGCGTCGGTCGACTCGGGGGCGTCAGTCTCGGCCATGTTCGTGCTCCTATTCAGTTGTGGGGTCGTGCAACTACCCGCGGTCGGCGGGAATCCTGTTGTGGCCGCGCGCTAGTCGGCGCGGCCGTTCTCGTACTCCTGCGCCGCCGGTGACGACGTGAGCATGTCGAGCAGCATTCGGCGGTACCCGCGGCGCCACAGCCGCGCCGGGGCGCCGCTGCCCGCGTGAGGGTTTGGCGTGCCGACGGCCGCCGCGCGCCCCTCATGCCACGCGGCGACCAGCTCGTCGCGGTTCACTGCAGGAAGTCCGCGGTCATCGCGCTTTGCTTCCATCCACGACCTGCCATCACGGCCTCCCTCAACGCGGCGCGCGTCACGCGGCCGTGCTTGTCGAACCACGCGGCCATTTCTTCGCTCATGTACTTGCGGGCCGTTGTCTCGTTGGCGCTCCACAGCTTTCGCGGGTCGTATGAGTTGCGCCACTGGCGCTTGATCATCACGCCGTTGGTGGCATCCTCGGCCGCCCAATACTGCGTGCTGATCATGTCCTCAAGCACCCACCCGAGCAGTTCCTCAAACGACTTGCCGGTATGCCCGTCGGCCCGCGCCTGCGCCATAAACTCGCGTTTGCGAATCGTGTCGATATCCGTTCCGAACACGTAACTTTCGGCTTCGGCCTCGTCCCAGCCCTGTTCCATGAGCGCGCCCATTTTGTCGAGCTGCGCCTGCTGCTCGGCCTCTTTGGCGGCCTGCTTCGCGGCGGCCTTGGCGGCGGCGGCCTGGTCCCGTTCCTCGATACGGTCCATCTCGGCGACGAGCTTGTCGATACGGGCCTCGTCGCCCGCCTCGATCGCCGCGGACAGCTCGACCTCAACCTCGTCGAGGGTGCGTTTCGGCTTGCGCTTCGGCTTCGCCGGGGCCTCGGGCTCGGGCTCGACGCCCAGCACCTTGGCGAGTTCCTCGTCGACCCGCTCGTAATAGGCCACCGCGTGCCGGTGCTCATCCTCGGCGTCGAGCCATTGCCCGATCCTGTGCAGCTTCGTGCGCTCAGCGCCGCGGGTCTCCATCGCCCTTGCGATGACGCCGGGGCTGCGCAGCACGCCGTCGGCGTCGCGTGAGACGGCCTGGTAGTCGTCGAGCCAGTCGTGCACGTACGCCGGGGGCTCGTAGGTCTGCCCGTCGCGCAGCGGGACGGCCAGACACTTGCAATGGTCATGCCCCTTGGCGTCGAGGGCGTTTGAATGTCCATGCAGCGCCGTGTACTTGGTGCTGTAGAGCCCCGGTGCGCCGGTGTCGTCGTAGGTCAGCGAGCGGGTGGCGAGCATCCGGCAGAACCCACAGGCCCCCGCCGAGGCGTACCGCGCCCACTTGACGCCCTCGCGGGCCACGTTGTCGAGGACCGTGCGGCGCGACTGCCCGAACACTGCCCGTGTCGACGAGCCCCGCAGCGCCCGTATCGGGTCGGTCTGCAGCAGCGACCAGCGGCCGTTAGCGGCGAGCTGGCGAGGGTCTGGCAGGGCAGCAGGCTCGGCGACGAACCCCTCGACGCCGCCGGGCTGCTCGGTGTACCACTGCGTCGTCAGCTCGCCAGCAGGGCCGAGGAAACGGTCGACAAGCGCCGGGTAGGCGTCGGTAATGAGCGCCATACCCTCGCGCTGCGTCGCGTCGGCGAGGCGCGGCACCAGAGTGTCGATCGCCCCACCAACGCGGCTAGCCAGCTCCGCTAGCGCCCCCTGCAGCTCCGGTACCGCTGTTGTCATCCGCTGCGCCCCCGTCGTTCTCGTTGCCGACCACCTCGTCGACCGGCGGCGCATCCGGCAGCGCGCCCGGCTTCGCAGCGAGCAGCGCATCGACGAGGGTCTGCGTATTGCCGCTGCGCATCGCGTCTTTGATCGCCTGTATGACTTGCTGCGTCATGCCGGGAACCATCGGCAGCAGAAACTCGATCGGCACACCGACCTGCGCGAGCTTCACCACGCCGTCGACAACCGCGCCGAACGAACGGGCCTCGGTGTCGCGCCAGATCACCTCGGCGGCCGGGTCGACCACCGTGCCGCTGTCGCTGTCCATCTCGACGGCCAGGCGCAGCACTTGCTCCCACGACTCGCCGAAACTCTCGCGCTTGTTGGCGAGCTTGAGCTGCTCGCGGTGCTCGGCCGCCGCGAGGGCATCTGCCGAGACGTTGATCAGCTTTACCTGCGACGGCGATATCTGCGCTTCCATCACGACGTGCTGCACCATCTCGTCGAGCACGCTGTTATACGGCTCGACCGACGCTGGCGGGAACGCTTGCGCCTTCACCTCGGGATCTTCAAACGTCCAGACGCGCAACGCGGATGCCTTGAGCACCTCGTTTTTGCTGCCCGTCCAGCCGGTGATCACGCGCTGCGGGTTGGCGCCGAACCGCGACACGATCAGCCGGTCGAAGTTCACGCAATTGATCGCGCGCTGCATCCCGATCAGCGGCTCGATCTCCCCGACGATCATGTCGTCAGCGTCGCGGTCATTGATGAACCGGACCACCGGACACACTGGCTTGCCGTCGGCCTTCGCGCGATGCTCGATCACGTCCTCGACGCTCTGCACCGTGACGGGCTTCATGCCGATTTCGGCCTGCCCGTTGATCGTCGTCGACAGCTCGCCGAGGTCCAGCTCGTACATGTAACGCTCGTCGTAGAGAACGCCTTTCAGGCGCGGCTTGGCGTCCTTGTTCGTCACCCACGTCTCAAGCGCGTACTGCGGCCACTCGTCGAGCACCGGGTCGTCGTAGAGGGCGATCAGTCGACGCGGTGAGCGGCAACGGATCTCGGGCCTACCGTCGACACCAGGCGTCACCACGACGTACGCGACGCCGTACTGCACGGCCGGGCGATGCACCTCGGCCTGCCGGGCGTCGAGCCGGTTGGCCTGCCAGATCGCCCACGCCGGATCGTTCTTCTGCGCGGCGATCGTGCGGTACCCGACGACCGAGAGCGACTGCGAGAACGAGTTGCGGACGATGCGCAGCACATTCTTGATCGACAGTCCCGCAAGCTCTTTCACTTCGTCGCTTGCCTCTTCGGGCACGTTGGGCTTGCCCCGCTCGCCGCGGACGTACTCGTAGATCCGATCGAACTTGCCCTTATCGCCAAGGTGCAGGGCGTACATGTCGCCGACGACCTTGCTGACGTCGGCGCGGTCGAGTGCATCCTCGGGATAGTCGGGCTCGCTGCTGTCGACCAGATCGTCGCCGTAAGGCTGCGGAATGACGGCCACACGGCCCCCTCTCATACGAACATCGCGCCGCCGCTCGACCGCTTGGGCGCATCGAGCGCGCCGAACAGAGCCAGCGTCACGGCAACTAGTGGATGGATTACGCATGTCGGGTCGCGCCGATCCCAACCCCAACCGCCCGCGTCGCGGATCGGCCGTTTCTTGGCGCCCTTGAGCGCCTCTGTGAGGTCGCTCTGCTCGCCGTGGGTCAGGGTGTCGCCCTTCACGTTGTTCTCAAACAGGCCGCACGCCTTCGCCATATCGCCAGCGGTGGTTACGCGGACCTTGCACCGGCGGCGTTTCAGCTCGGGCACCATCGCCGCCGCGGGGCTCGCGCCGTCGATGATCACGGGGATACGACGACCAGCTCGGGCCTCGATCCAGTCGAGGGCCGCCGCGGTGTCATCGCCCGCCCACACCTGTTCGATGTGTCGGCCGTCGTCGTCCATGAACCAGCAGGCGCCGATCGACAGGGCACCACCGTGCGACATGTCGACGCCAAGGGCGTGCGGCTTCGCGCCGTCCTCGGGGCCGAGCGGGTCGCCGAGGTCACGCCACACGGCGGGCTTGATCACCGCACTGTGTACGCCGACCTTGTCCCAGATACCCATTGCTTCACGCCGAAAGCTGTCCTCGGACAACGCTTTACGCATACGCATGATCGACCGCAGCGACGTGCGGTGCGGGTAGCTCGGATTCATCCGGCGGTACTGCGTCTCGTCGTCGGGCTTGGCGTTCTCGTCGGCAGATATCTCGACGAAAGCAACGTCGTCGCTCTCGCCGTCGATCGCTTCCTGCCGCAGGTTGGTGAACACCTCGCCGGGGTCGGTGGGCTTCGGGGGCGTGCCCGCGAACAGGATTAGACCGTTAGGCGACGCATTGGTCGCCGGGATCATGTCGTCCATCGCGTTTTCGGTGAGGATCTGCGCCTCGTCGAAGATCAGCACGTCGACCTTGGCGAACCCTCGACCGAAACCCTTTTCACGGGCGCCGAACAGGATGCGCGAGCCGTTGACGAACAGCACGGCCTCTTTGCCGTTGCCGGTGAGTACCTGCTGCACGTGCGGGGCGATCTGCTCGCGCAGTGCGAGCGCCTGCATACTCTTGAACGTCTCGGCCGCGGTGCGGGTGCGGTGCGCAGTCCAGATCACCGTTGTGCCCGGCGTCATCTTGCACAGCGCGAACACCAGGGCGCCGAGAAAGTAGGTCTTGCCTGTCTGCCGCGGTACGGACATGGCGAACATGTCGGCGGCGTAGAGGCCGTCGGATCGCTTGGCGCACACTAGCTTTCCGAGGTCGTCCTGCCACTGATCGAAGTACAGACCCATGTTGACGTTGCACTCATGGCGCACGCCGGGCCACGACGTCGACACGATGCCCTCGGGCTTGACGACGTGGCGAGCTACTTCGGAAAGCCTCGGCTCAGAGGTCCGAACCATCGAACGCCTCGTCGGCCGGGGCCGCGGGCTTGCCTTCGCCCGCCTCGGCGCGCTGCAGCTCGATCGTTTCGATTTCCTTGCTGATCTCCATGAGTCGGCGACTCAGCGAGGCGAGGTCACGCGGGGGCGTCTCGGGATCGAACACGGCCGCACTGATCCGGCCGTGCAGGCGGCGCAGTTCGTCGAGGCGCGTTGCCTTTGCGTCAGTCATCGCGGCCACCGCCGGTCAGCACCGGGCACACCTCGCGGTGCTCCTGCGCGCGTTCGGACAGATCCACGGGGCGCACCAGCACGGGCGCCGTTTCGGCGTCGGCGTCGGTGGGCTCAGTCATCTCAAACCCGATGGCGAGGGTGATCGGCTCACCGCAGGCCGGGCAAGGAACCTCGACGGTCGTCGGTGCGCGCATGATCTACTCCTGTGTGGTCGGTGGGTTAGCTGGTCGCAGCCCCTCGGTTGTTTGACGTGCAGTGATGCGAGTGCCGGCGGGTTAGCCGTTCTCGAGAAAACGCGGGCTCCGCAGGGGTCGAACCTGCAACCGGCGGCTTTGGAGACCGCTGCTCTGCCAATTGAGCTAGGAACCCTGTCGCACGCGAGGTCGGGTCGACGAGGCCCGGACACTTGAGCCGAATTACCGGCCGCCTCTGCTGCGCCCCTCTACGGCGCGTCACTTGGGCTACTCGCGTGCTGGTTGGTGAGCCCCGACCGGCGCGGGAGAGACACGCGCGGGCCGGGGCCGTCTTGGGTGAATCAGACGCGCGGCGGCCAGTTCCAGCAGCCGGGCGTCGGTGTGTCGGCGTGGGCGATCTCCTGCGGCCAGGCGAAGCCCGTCACGTTGAACACGCACAGGCTCACCAGGCCCGTGCTCGGGCTCAGCACGTCGGTGATCAACGCGGGGCGTGCCTCGGCCTCGGCGTCGGCGGCGCTCACGTTCGGCGGGACAAATTGAACGATGCGGCCAGCGGTCAGCGTCATTCGTCGCCCTGCTCGGGTAGGTGGCGGCGCAGCTCGTAGACCTTGCCGACGTAGCTGCCCATGAGCGTCGGCAGCACTTCCTCGTACATGCGCTCGCTCAGCGGCAGGCACGACTCGTCGAGCAGCAGGACGTCGAGGCAGAACCCGCGGCCGGTGTTGCCGCGTGGCGAGATGGCGACGGCGTTGTCGAGGCCAAGCTCGGCGATCACCTCATGCGCGCGGCCCTTGCCGCCCGCGACGACGCCGATCCGGCGGTCGGGGGCGCTCACGGCAGGTGCCTGCGCAGTGCCTCGGGGTCGACGCCGACAGGCCCGGTGACGATCACGCCGCCGGGAAACTCGTACGCGACGCGCGAGCTGGCGGGCTTGTCGACAAACCCGATCAGACGCTCGGCGGCGTCGATCACGTCCTCGCCGGTGTTCTCACTCACGCGCACGGCGAGGGTGGCGACGTCGAGGCGCAACCGGCGATCCTCCTGCCGGGCGAGCACGTCGGGGTCTGGCAGCGGTGAGTCGATCGCGGGGTCGTGCATAGGTTGGTCACTCCTAGTTTGCTGGCGGGCGGGCGTTTGGGAAAAAAAGCCGGGGAGAGACGACCGCAT